GTGTTCACGCTTGTAGAGCGCGTTACACGCAACTACATTGCCATAAAGGTCTCTGGCCGTAATCGTTGCGGAGCTGCTGAAGCCATTGAACAATTACACGAGGTATATGGTGACAAGTTCAGCCAGGTTTTTAAGACCATTACAGCTGACAACGGCCCAGAATTTGAGGACCTTTCCAGCGTCGAAGAATGGGGTACCGACGTTTACTTCACTCATCCCTACAGTTCATGGGAGCGCGGTTCCAACGAACGTCACAACGGAATGCTGAGGGAGTTTATCCCGAAAGGCGCTTCTATTGAGAACTACGATGCAGAGGATGTACTTTATTTTGCCGACACCATGAACCATTGCCCGAGGCGTATCCTCGGCTACCAGACATCGCAGGAACTCTTCGATGACTTCCTCGATAAAGTCTATGCTAATATGAAGTAAAAAAACTTCTGCTTTTCAGCAGGAGTTTTTTTGTTGTGCATAGAAATAGCAGGTAGTTTATATTGTGGACAAAAGGAGTGATCGTCCAATGCCAATGTACAAGAAATCCCTGTTGGTCCTGTTGATTCTGGTACTGGCTGCTGCCGGAGGCACGATGTACGGCCTGTATGATCAGAATCAGGCGCAGACACTGGATCAGGCTGAAAAGGATGCACAGGTTACACCAGAGGCGACAATCACGGTCTATGTGACCGGTGCGGTCAATAAACCCGGTGTGGTGACGGTAGCTGAGGGGGCCAGGGCGGCTGAAATGGCAATGTTCGAAGTACTACCAGATATGCCGCTCAATCCCTATGTTGGGGCTATCTCAGAGCAGATTGGCAGAAACTGGTAGACTGATTTTGCTTTGTCCATCAAAATGAACTGACTGGAAAATACGAACGGAGCATTTATTTTCTAATGATAAGCTGGAAAAATCATCATGATGAAGTGGAGGGACGCAGATGCCGATGTTTAAAAAATCATTGCTGATATTGCTGGTGCTGGCTATAGCTGCTTTAGGGGGAACCATGTATGGCTTTTCGCAGCAGAGCAAAACAGAGGTGCTTGACCCAGCGGCAGCATCATCGACTGAGGCAGTGCAGGCAACGGTCACAGTCTATATCACTGGAGCCGTGAATAAGCCAGGCGTAGTGACGGCAGCAGAAGGATCCAGGATTGCTGACTGTGTAAACTTGGCAGGAGGCCTTCTACCGACGGCAGCTAGTGATCGTCTGAATATGGCGCAGGTAGTAAAAGACGGGCAGAAAATCAGTGTGCCAGAGAAAGCTCAAAATGGAAATACGGAAAAATCTGCGGATGGCAATAAGGCGGGCGGAAACGGGAATCTCATCAACATCAACACGGCCGATGCTCAGACGTTGGATAGTCTGCCAGGCGTTGGACCATCCACTGCGAAGAAAATCATTGAATATCGTGAGAGCGAAGGCAACTTTCAGGATATTTCCGATCTGAAGAAGATCAAGGGAATTGGTGAGGCGAAATTTGCCAAACTAAAGGATAAGATTTGCATCTAGGATCCGTATAAAAACTTGACTTTCCCCTTTTTTAGAGTGACTAATGGAACTCAGAAAGGGGACATGACTTATGGAACTGCCAAGAGCTAATCAGGAGGTTGACTACCGTTTATGTGCGTGGATGTTGACTTTTTTGCTGCATGAGAGAATGATTACTACAGAAGAAGCAGAAGCGGCCAGGAAGGACTTGCTGAAAAAATTCCAGCCACCAGTGGGGGAATTGGATGGGGGGCTGGTTTATGACTGAGCGAAGGGTAATTCCGGTAAGGAATAAGAAATTGCCAGAGCCGCCGGCTCTGATAGCGGCATCGCTTACGAGAGTAGCTGTGTATGCGAGAGTATCGACTGATTTTGAGTCACAACATCATTCTTTGCTGGCGCAGAAGGATTATTACGAGAAAATGATCGCCAAACGTCCAGAGTGGACTTTGGCTGGTATCTATGCCGATGATGGGATCAGTGGTACTTCATCTCGGCATCGCAGGGCATTTCAGCAGATGCTCAGTGATTGCGAGTCAGGACAGGTAGATATGATTATCACGAAGTCCTTGTCACGCTTCGCCCGTAACACGCTGGATAGTCTGGTAGCCATCAGACGTCTGAAACTGCTTGGAATTGGGGTCTATTTTGAGAAGGAAAAACTTTGGACGTTGGAAAAGCAAGGTGAATTCCTGCTTACGTTGATGTCTTCGCTTGCCCAGGAAGAATCACGGTCTATCTCTGAAAACTGTGCCTGGGGACAGAGAAAGCGTTTTGCCGATGGGCGATATTCTATGGCATATACGCGCTTTCTTGGCTATGAGGCAGGGCCAAACGGCAGACCTATTGTAAATCCAGAAGAAGCAGTCGTGGTAAAACAATTATATGCGCTTTATTTACGAGGTCTGTCTGCGCATACAATTGCCAAACGATTTACAGAATGTGGGCTGGCAACACCGTCTAAAAGCGAACATGGCTGGTCACCATTCACAGTTCGTAGTATCCTTGCAAATGAGAAATATAAAGGTGATGCACTTCTACAGAAGCACTTCGTAGTAGATTTTTTGACCAAGAAAAGAAAACGCAATGAAGGTGAACTACCTATGTATTATGTGACCGGTGGGCATGAAGCTATCATAGCGCCAGATGTATTCGATTATGTGCAGTTCGAAATAGCGCGCAGATTGAGATACAGCGGGGGGATGGAGATGGCCGGGAGAATCTATTGCAGTCAATGTGGAGGTCATTATGGAGTAAGATACTGGCACATCATCAATAAAGTTTGGCAATGCCATAGGCATGTGAAGAAAGGCCATCCGTGTTCAAATAATAGCTATGTCTATGATGAGATGCTTCGAAGTCTGCTGAATACAGTTTTGTGTAGGATGTTGCTCGAACACATGGACTTGTGCAGGGAACTTTTGACTGTACTGGGGATGAAAAGTGAAAAAATCCGGAAAAGAATCAAAGAAATGCTCGAGACAGGAAAAGGAACAGAGTGGGGAAGCTATGATGCAGCGGCAGTTCTGGTGAAGCGAATTGAGGTTTACCCGGATGACAGGATTTCCTTTATAATGATAAATGGTCAGGTATATACGTGCGCTTTAAATAATCGGCACTTACGCATGCCTACCTGAGGCATTGCCCATGGGAGACAACGTCAAAATATAATAATGATCGATACAGCTCCTCCGTAATCTGGGGAGCTTTTTTGATGGCGAAAAGTTGTCGGAAATGGTGTATAATATTATGGTATTGTAAAATAGGATCGGAGAAGCATGTATATGAAGGAGATTTACTTGATTCGGCATGGCGAGAGCGTAGGAAACGCCGGTAAATCTACGGATGATCATCGGACGATGCCCTTAATCGAGAGCGGTTGGGAGCAGGCAAGGACGCTGGCAGACCGCTTCACGGTATTACCGGAGCTTATTGCCGTTTCGCCTTTTACACGGGCACAACAGACGTCACATCCATTTCAGGAGAAGTATCCGGATGTTCCGGTAGAAACATGGGCTGAGACCTATGAGTTTACTTATCTGGCACCTGCAACCTGTCGTAATACGACGGCGGCAGAACGGCTGCCACGAGTAACTGAGTATTGGGAGAGCTGCGATCCGGATTATGTAGATGGGGATGGAGCAGAGAGCTTCAAGGCGCTTGTTGGCCGGGCGAATCGGACTATGGCTAAATTACAGGAGCGGTCGGAAAAACGGATTTTTCTGTTCAGTCATGCTATGTTTATCACATGCTGTATCCTGCTAACAAAGCAGCCGGATTTGGATTGGACTAACCTAATGAGGGAATTCCGACAGATGCCGTTACCAAAGAATACAGAGTTTACCAAGTTGGATTTGGACTGAAATTGTTTTTGTGAGTTTAGTTAAAGGAGTAAAATTATAGAATGTATGTTCTAAATTTCTATGGCGGTGCTTCGATAGGGAAAAGCACGTTAGCAGCAGATATCTTTTCCAAACTCAAGCGCCGAGGCTATAAATCGGAGTTGGTCGGTGAGTATGCTAAATGGCTCTGGTATCAGAATGCCACCGATATTGTGAAGGATCAGCTATACCTTTTCGCTGAGCAGGTACATCGTCTGAAGACATTGGAAGCCTATGGCGTCGAGTACGCAGTATGCGATTCTCCGTTGCCACTCAACATCATCTACAACTGTGAGCCGGATGATGTCTTTGACACGCTCGTTATGCATGAGCATGCGAAGTTCAATAACGTAGAATATCTGCTTCGACGCAATGATGAGTATATCAGCATCGACAGCCGGAAGGAAACGGACCTGCCAAGGGCCAAGGAAAAAGATGAGCAGATTCGCGAGGTACTGGAACGGAATAACATCAACTACACGGTGATCTCACCGTGGGAGACGGATAAGGTATTGCTGGATCTTAAAGTAAAATGATGAAGAAGGTGGACATGGATGTTTCAGTAGAAGCATGGGCTGAGACCTACGAGTTTACTTATCTGGCACCTGCGACCTGCCGCAATAAGGCAGTGGCAGAGTGCTTGCCACGAGTAACTGAGTATTGGGAGAACTGCAATCCAGATTATGTAGATGGGGATGGAGCAGAGAGCTTCAGGGCGCTCGTTGGCCGGGTGAATAGGACTATGTCTAAATTGCGGGAGCGGTCGGGAAAACGGATATTTCTGTTCAGTCATGCTATGTTTATCACATGCGGTATCCTGCTGACAAAGCAGCCGGATTTGGATCGGACTAACCTGATGAGAGCGTTTCGACAGATGCCGTTGCCAAAGAATACTGAATTTACCAAGCTGGATTTGGACTAGGGACATATAGTTTTTCTACGAGCGGAGCTAAGAATTGGGGTTGAAGCAATATGGATATGATTTTACCTAAGAAACGGATGACAGAAGAAGATATTAAGCTTCAATATATCACCCCTGCGATTGTCAGTAAGTGGGAGCAGGGAAAGATAACTATGGAAACGCAGATTACCGATGGTAAGATGAATATCCGTGGGAATATCACATATCGTGAAAAACCGTTGAAAGCAGATTATGTATTGTACTTGCGGGCGAACTATCCGATTGCCGTTGTGGAGGCAAAGGATAACAAGCATACGATATCACATGGTATGCAGCAGGCGAAGAACTATGCCCGGATGCTGGATGTGCCGTTTGCATTCAGCTCGAACGGTGATGGCTTTGCCGAATATGATGCGCTCACGGGGCACGAACGCGAATTCTCATTGGATGAATTCCCCACAGAGGCGGAACTGATTGCTCGCTATAAGAGGGAAGTCAATGGTGGTGCCGGGCTTACGGAGTTGGAGACGGAAATCATTGAGCAGCCTTACTATTCCAGTCAGAACACCTATGCTCCACGTTATTATCAGCGGGTTGCAGTGAATCGCACCTTGGATGCTATCGCACGTGGGCAGGAACGGATCTTGCTCGTGATGGCAACGGGAACCGGCAAAACCTATACTGCGTTTCAGATTGTCTGGCGGCTGCTCAGAAGCGGCATCAAGAAAAAGGTACTCTATCTGGCAGATCGGAATATCCTCGTTGATCAGACCATCAGTCAGGACTTTGCGCCATTGGCAAAATCTGTGCACAAGATTCAGGTCGCGAAGGAAGAAAGGGACACGATCACTTCGCATGAAGTTTATTTTTCCCTGTATCAGCAGTTGGTAGGGGATGATGAGCAGGAGCACTACAGCGAGTTGTTCCGGCCAGATTTCTTTGACCTGATTATCGTAGATGAGTGTCATCGTGGTTCGGCAAAAGAGGAAAGCCGCTGGCGGCGGATCTTGGAATATTTCCAGTCAGCGGTGCAGATCGGTATGACTGCTACGCCGAAGGAAACGCAGTATGTATCGAATATTGATTATTTTGGCGAGGCTGTCTACAGCTACAGCCTGAAGGAAGGTATCGATGATGGTTTCCTGGCACCGTATCGTGTCATCAACATCACGACGAATATCGGGGAAGGCTGGCGCCCGACAAAGGGGCAGACGGATATCAACGGGGAAATCATAGAGGACCGGATCTATAATAATACGGACTATGACTATAAGATCGTCCTGCTGGATCGGGTGCAGGAAGTTGCCAAGGAGATCACAGCTTATCTGAAAAGCACAGACCGCATGGCTAAGACTATCGTGTTCTGTGCGACTGAGGATGCGGCGGAGCGTATGCGTGTGGCACTTACGAATCTGAATGCGGATATGTGCAAGGATCATTCGGATTATGTGCTGCGCATTACGGGCAGCGATGATTATGGCAAGAGCAAGCTGGATTATTTCATTTCCGTGTCGTCTCCTTATCCGGTCATCGTTACGACCTCAAAGCTGTTGTCTACGGGTGCCGATTGCAAGATGACGAAGCTCATCGTCCTGGACCAGAATATCAATTCTATGACAGAGTTCAAGCAGATTATCGGCCGTGGTACGCGTATGCGGGAAAAGGAAGGCAAGACCTTCTTCGTCGTGATGGACTTCCGTAATGTGACGAAGCTGTTTTCAGACCCCGATTGGGATGGACCGATTGAGCAGACGGATGGTTTTGAACCCAAAGGGAATCCTGATGGGAAAGGTGTCGGTGAAGGTGCCCCACCGCCTTATGGACCGGAGCCTCCGCTGCCTCCAGGAGAGCCAAAGATAAAGCCAATCGTTGACAAGAACGGTTGCTTGGTCAAGATCATCAACAAGACGGTATCTGTTTATGATTCCAATGGCAAGCTGCTGAAGCAGGAGGATATCATCGATTATACTCGTACGAATATCCTGGGCAGTTATGCGACCTTGCAGAACTTCATTCAGAAATGGTCCTCGGAGAAAAAGAAAGCCGCCATTCGGGATGGGTTCAAGGAAGTCGGCATCGATATCGAGGCCTTGAAGCGTGAGCAGAATATGGCTGGCGTCGATGACTATGACTTCATCTGTTATGTGGCCTATGGGCAGAAGCCGCTCACCCGGCAGGAACGGGCAAATCAGGTGAAGAAACAGGACTTTTTCAGTAAATATAGCGGCCCGGCTCGCGAGGTCCTGGAGCATTTGCTCGATAAATACTGCAATGATGGCATCTATGAGATTGAAAAAACAACCATACTGAAGCTGGACCCCTTTGACAAGATGGGGCAGCCATCACGCATCATCAAAGAGTGTTTCACGAATAAAGCTGGTTATGAAGAAGCCGTTCGTGGTTTGGAAGCAGAAATCTATAAGGTAGGTTAAATTACAAGATGAATACAACGAATTTAGGGACATTTGTCAAACGGTTGCGCGATATCATGCGTATGGATGCAGGAATCAGCGGTGATGCCCAGCGCATCGAGCAGATTGCCTGGATGCTTTTCCTTAAGGTCTATGATGCGAAGGAAAGCGACTGGGAAGTGGAAGAAGACGACTTCGTATCCATCATTCCTGAAGAATGCCGTTGGCAGAACTGGGCGCATGATGATGGTACAGGCAGTGCACTGACTACGGATGCCCTGCTGGATTTCGTCAACAACACCTTGTTCAAGATACTCAAGGAACTGGAGGTCACCAAGGATACGCCAATAAAAAAGGCTATCGTCAAGACCACGTTTGCGGATGCAAACAACTATATGAAGGATGGTGTGCAGCTGCGTCAGGTGCTGAATGTCATCGATGGACTGGACTTTGGCGACTATGAGGAAAGCCATGCGTTCGGGGAAATCTATGAGGCTATCCTAAAAGAACTGCAAAGTGCTGGCTCCGCGGGTGAGTTCTATACGCCGCGTGCCGTGACCAGTTTCATGGCACAGATCATTCAGCCGAAAATCGGCGAACAGATGGCAGATTTCGCCTGCGGCACCGGTGGCTTCCTTACGAGCTGGCTGGCAGAGCTGAGCCCGCAGGTCAAGACGACCGAGGATGCCGAAGCATTCAGCAATTCCATCTATGGAATCGAGAAGAAGCAGTTCCCGTATATGCTCTGCATCACGAACATGCTGCTGCATGGCATCGATGTGCCGAAAATCTATCATGACAATACGCTGCTGCATGACGTGCTGGACTATACCGAGCGGGATCAGTTCGATGTCGTGCTGATGAATCCACCTTACGGCGGCAGTGAAAAGGCCGATGTGAAAAGCCATTTTCCGGATGATCTTGCCAGCAGTGAGACGGCGGATCTTTTCATGTCTGTCATCATGTACCGTTTGAAACAGAATGGGCGGGCGGCAGTAATCCTGCCGGATGGGTTCCTGTTCGGCACGGATAATGCCAAGGTATCAATCAAGAAGAAGTTGCTGAAGGAATTCAATCTACATACGATTATCCGTATGCCGCAGAGCGTCTTTGCGCCGTATACCTCGATTACGACGAATATCCTGTTTTTTGATCGGACTCAGCCAACGGAGCAGGTATGGTTCTATCGCATGGATATGCCAGAGGGCTATAAGCATTTCTCTAAGACTAAGCCGATGAAGCCGGAGCATTTTGATGCCTGCAAAGATTGGTGGAAGAGTCGGCAGGAAATTCAGGATGATGAGACGGACACATATAAAGCCAAAGCCTATACCGTAGCAGAAATCGTCGATGGCGGCTATAATCTCGATCTTTGTGGCTATCCGACCGTGGAGGAAGAGATCCTCTCGCCGGAAGAGACCATCCGTGACTTCCATGAACGCCGCAACGCACTGAATGCACGCATCGATAAAAAGCTTGCCCAGATTGAGGCACTGCTGGAGGGGAAGGCATGATTGCAGAAAAACTGAAAAAATCCATCCTGCAGGCCGCTATTCAGGGCAAATTGACCCAGCGTGAGCCTGGCGATGGTACAGCTGCCGAACTCCTGCAAAAGATTGCAGCAGAGAAAGATAAGCTGATCAAGGAAAAGAAGATAAGGAAAGAAAAGCCCCTGACAGCAATCACCGAAGAAGAAAAGCTCTTTGATTTGCCGGAAGGTTGGGCATGGTGTAAACTTGGGGAAATATCACTTTATATAACGGATGGTACTCATTTGAGACCTAATTATGTTTCGAAGGGTATTCCTTTTTTGTCGGTTAAGGACATTAGCAGCGGACGACTGAATTTTTCAAATACCAAATTTGTAAGTAGAGAAACACATGATGAGTTAATACAACGGTGTTTTCCAAAAAAAAATGATATTTTAATAACTAAAGTTGGAACGACAGGAATACCTGTGCTGATTGATACTGATAGAGAGTTCAGTTTGTTTGTTAGTATTGCATTAATAAAGTATTTGGATACGGAGATTTTTCCACAATATTTTGTATACTTGCTTAATAGTCCATTAGTACAAGAGCAAGTAAGTATTCATACACGTGGTGTAGGTAATAAAAATTGGGTACTTAAAGATATAAAAAATACGGTTGTTATTTTACCTCCACTTGCAGAACAACAGCGTATTGTCGCGCGTGTAGAGGAACTGCTATTTCAAGTGGATTCCTTATCCAAAGACGAAAAAAAACTGGATGCGTTGCAATCCACAATGCCGGAACGCCTGAAAGCATCGCTTTTGCAGGCGGCGATTCAGGGAAAACTCACCGAGCGGCTGCCGGGGGATGGCAATGCCGAGGACTTACTGGCTGAGATCGCGGCTGAGAAGCAGCGGCTGATCAAGGCAAAGAAAATCAAGAAAGAGAAGCCTTTGCCGGAGATTACAGAGGAAGAAAAGCCCTTTAATCTGCCAGATGGATGGGAATGGTGTAGGTTGGGAGAAATCACGTATAATCATGGTCAGAAGAAACCGAATGTACCTTTTACATACGTTGATATTTCTTCTGTTGATAATAAGCATCAAAAATTGGGCGATTTGAGCAATATTATTCAGCCCGATAAAGCACCATCACGAGCTAGAAAAATCATAAAATTCGGTGACGTTATCTATGCAACTGTAAGACCATATTTGCATAATATGTGCATCATTGACAGAAATATCATACCGGAGCCAATCGTTATTCTTGCTGACGAAGATGGATATTGTACATCAGAAATCTTACCACTTGATTTTGGCAAGCACATCTATAATAAATATGCGCAGATTCTTTTGATGTCCCCAGAATTCTTAAATTATGCCAATCAATGTTCTTATGGGGTAAAGATGCCAAGATTAGGAACGAAAGATGCTAGAATCTTTACTTGCCCGATACCGCCCCTTGCTGAACAGCAGCGTATTGTTCAGCGTTTGGAAGAACTTTTGCCATTGTGTGAAGGGATATTGTCAGGCAAGTAAAGTACTGGGTATTAGCGTATATGATTTTGTATATTAGATAGAATTATGCTACAAAAAGGAGTACATCATGGCAGCAGATCATATCAAAAAGTATTTGCGGGATAAAATCCAATGTACCGGGTCACATCCATTCTTGTTTGTAGGTTCTGGTTTTTCACAGCGCTATATGAAAACAGAGCGTTGGGGAGAACTGTTGCGCTATTTTTGCAAGGAGTTTAGCGGAGATGAGTTTCGCTATAATGCGTATGCGAGCAGGACGAATGAACGGGAATATTATGGACAGCAGCCAGAAATTGCTTCTTTGCTGGAAGTGGATTATAATAAGGCCGTTTTTTCGGATTCGCAGTACAGGGACTTCTTGCAGGCCCATGCTGAGGCAATCAAGGCGAATATTTCCCCACTTAAGATAGCTGTATCCAATCATTTATCCAAGGCTGTATTTGATGCAGATAATGAAGAAATCAGACTCTTAAAGAAACTGGCAGTACGCAGCGTTGCTGGTATCATTACGACGAATTATGATACTTTGCTGGAACACATATTTACAGGATATAGGACTTATGTAGGACAGGAAGACCTGATTTTTGCCCAATTGGCAGGTTTGGGTGAGATTTATAAAATTCATGGCTCCGTTGATCGACCGGATAGTTTGGTATTAACATCTAGGGATTACCGTGAATTTGAGCATTTGTCAGCTTACCTTATTGCAAAATTGCTGACAATATTCTTGGAGTATCCCATTATTTTCATTGGCTATTCTTTAAGTGATCGAAATGTGCAGAACATTCTTAGACAAATTGCAGTTTGCTTATCTCAATCCAAATTGGATGTTTTACAGGATCGATTGATATTTGTTGATTATGATGATAGCAATACGATTTCGACGCGTTCATTCCAGTTTGATAATGGGAAGAGTATTTCGATGACGCAGATAGCAACAAAAGATTTCATGCCGATTTATGAGGCTATTTATGAAGTGAAATCCCGGTATAGTCCACGACTTTTGCGTCAGTTGCGTCGTGATATCTATGATATGGTTCGGGAGGATACACCTGCCAATAAGATCGTAGCGGCAGATTTTATAATGGAACCATGAATTAAGACAACTTCGAAACTACTTCTTAATGTGAATCTCGTGGTATACTGGAGGCGATCAATGAAAAGGAGATAATCATCATGTCACGCACGCGCCGTCATTTCACATCGAAATTCAAATCCAATCTCGTCATCGAGCTGCTCAAGGGTGAGAAAGACCTCAACACGCTGGCGGCTGAGAACGAAATCCTGCCGAACCTCTTGCGGAACTGGAAGAACGAGTTCCTCAGCAAGGCAAGCATCATATTCGATGATTCCAGAGAGGACAACCTCAATCAAAAACTCGAGACCGAGCGGAAGGAGAAAGCCTCCTATGCCCGCAAAGTTGGCCAACTCACCATGCAGGTGGATTGGTTGAAAAAAAAATCTGAGGAAATTCTTGGACCGGACTACGAGAAACAGTATTCTCCAAAACCTTTCGAGGAGTGAGTGCAAGGGGCTTTCCCTTCGGAAAGCAGCGAAGCTGCTCGGCGTCAACCGCACGAGCCAATACTACCAACCCAAAGAGAACACTCCATCAGATGAAGAGCTGGAATGCAAGCGCATCATCGATCGTTTCCACACGGACAATCCTGCCTGGGGCGCAAGGCAGCTGGCCTCGCAGCTGCAGCGCCTCGGGCATCAGGCCGGACGACGCAAGACAGCTCGCTACATGCGCGAGATGGGCATCGACGCCATCTATCCGAAGATGAACCTTTCCAAGCGGCAGCAACAAGCGCAGGTGATGCCCTACCTGCTGAAGCATGTGGATGTTCAGCAGCCTAACCAGGCATGGTCCATCGACATCACCTACATTCCCCTGGAGCACGGTTTCGTTTATCTGACAGCCATCATCGACTGGTACAGCCGCTGCATTGTTGGCTGGGAGGTGGACGATACCCTGGACACCCGGATGGTCATTGCCGCCGTAAGGAAGGCTCTCCGTATAGCAAAGCCGCAGATTCTCAACTCCGACCAAGGATGCCAGTTCACCAGCAAGGAGTACAAGGCTTTCCTCAAGGAACACAAGATCCGCCAGAGCATGGATGGCAAGAGCCGCTGGGCCGACAACATCAAGATTGAGCGGTGGTTCCGGACATTCAAGTATGAGGAAGCCTATCTCACGCAGTACCGCAACATCCGGGAGGCTCGCAAGGCCATCCGCAACTACATCAACGTGTATAACTTCCAGCGCTGCCACTCAGCCATCGGGAACGTCCCGCCAGCAGAGCGCTACTTCCCGGCACTGCTGCTCAATGCTGCAATGTCTGCTGCCTGATACATTTAGAAATTTAGGCGAATTGTATAATTAAGTTGAACACATAAAAACTCCATAGCGAAATCTTGTGGTAAAATGTAGTCGCTAAACAAAACACACCCAAGGAGAATCGCTATGGATCAAATACAGTCTATCACAAATACGTCACGTAAAAAAGGGGCACACTTAACTTTTGAGGAACGGGTTATTATACAGACTCGTTTAAAAGATAAGTATTCACTTCGCCGCATTGCACATGAAATCGGCTGCGCTGTCAATACTATCCGTAATGAGATCAAGCGAGGAACGGTCTTACTTTACAATGGGAAGATTGAGCGTTACCGCGCTATGGACGGACAGTCTGTATATGAAGTCCATCGTGAAAACTGTGGCCGTAAATATGCTGCTATTTCCAAAGGTATCTTTTTGGAATACGTCCGGGAAAACTTCAAGAAAAAAGACTGGTCTCTCGACGCTTGTGTAGGCAGGGCTATTGCCAATAACCTATTCCGGCGTGACGAGATGGTTTGTACTAAAACCCTCTACAATTATGTGACGCTGGGGCTTCTTGGAGAAATAAAAAGCATAGACCTGCCTCTGCGTGTCAAACGCAAAAACTCTAAGAAGCGGGTTCGCGAGCATAAGAAGAAATTGGGGCGTAGTATAGATGAACGTGATCCTGCGGTTAATGAGCGCCAGGATTTTGGACATTGGGAATTCGATCTGGTCTTGGGAAAACGTATCCGAGACGAAGTACTGCTGACCATGGTAGAGCGAAAAACTCGGTGCGCACTTATTCGAAAACTACCGAACAAGGAAAGTTCTTCTGTACTAGCAGCACTTTATGAATTACGGGACAATATGTTTCAGGACTGCTTTGACCAGATATTCCAGACCATTACGACAGACAACGGCAGTGAATTTTCTCGCCTGTCAGAACTGGAATCGATAAGCAGGACGCTCGTATATTATGCCCATCCTTACTGTTCCAGTGATAAAGGCACCAATGAAAACCATAACGGCCTATTCAGACGTTTTCTGCCCAAGGGAAAAAGCATACAAGATTATCCGTTAGAGCACATTACAGACGTGGAACGATGGGCAAACACGTTACCAAGAAAAATACTGGGCTATAAAACACCAGAAGAATGTTTTGCTGAAGAAGCTAACATAGCTCTTGCTAAATAAGGGGGTTATAGGGTGTTCAACTTATTATTGCAATTTGGGATTTAGAAATTTATCGATTTTGGTCTTGACAAGCGTGCCACTATAGTATTATTGATAAGGTGGTGGTGGGAGGATATAATGAAGACGGGACACCAGATCCGGATAAGCTGGTCTTCATCTACAGAACTAATGTAACAGATGAAAGATGCGCGGATGATTTCAAACCTCCGCGTAAACCGAGGAAGAAACTGGTTAGTAAAAAACTCCCAGGTAGTGATTCTAAAGTATCGAAATCTGATGACAGCTGCGTAGAAAATGAAACGCTTGCAGATCCTGAAGCGTGCCAACTGAACCCATACGAGCAAGAAGAAAGCGTATCGAGTGATAAAAAACGGCACACGTTGAGACGGTAGTATTGATGTCAAGGGTTGAAAATCAGCCGTAAAAAAGGGCTTGAAATAAGGGCATTTCAAGGTTTTTGCCATAAAAACCACCGCTCGGAAATTGCCTGATTCTTACTTCGAGGGAACATGTCAAAACGAGCTTAAAACCTTGTGACAGAGCGATTTAGATGTCAGTGCTTGGCGAGTAGTCAGTTTAGATGTCAGAGGTTCGCGTGTGGTCGATTTAGATGTTTTTTGAAAAACCCGGGCTTGTGTGGTCGGGTTGAATGTATCTGTTATTTATCCATGATTTTTGTTACGTTTCTATTGTTTATGTTCATGGATAGGAAATTATAATTTTTACAAAGGAAGGTATGTATGGAAAATAATATTAATGATTATTTAACCAATGGTGAGTTATTTAGTAAACTCAGTGATTTTACGCGAATTGTAGATCCTTTACAAAAAAGAGTTATTGAGTACGGAAACAAGGAGGTTCTAATTAACAACATCCACTGTTTTGATTTTTGGGGTAAAAACAAAGTGTGCGATAATTGCATCTCCATGAGGGCTTATAACGACAACACGACATATGTAAAAATTGAGTATAGAAAAGACAAAACATACATAGTGACTGCAGTCCCCTATATTTTAGATAACAGAAAGGTTGTAGTCGAGATTCTCAAAGATATTACAAACAGTTTATTTTTTGAATCGCTTGACGATAAGGGTAATGAATTGACAGGAATTCATGCGCTTATTGATAGTATGAACAAACTTGCTTTTAAAGATCAACTTACGGGGCTGTATAACCGACGATATATTATGGAAAAGCTACCTGTTGATCTTTTGAACGCTAAGCTTTTATCAAAAGAAATATCTATAATTATGGCTGACATTGATTATTTTAAAGCTGTTAACGATAATTACGGACATCCTGCCGGTGATCAGACTCTAAAAAATGTTGCCATAACAATATCCGGATGTCTTAAAAGAGAAATTGACTGGGTCGCAAGATATGGTGGAGAAGAGTTTCTGATTTGCATGCCTGGAGCCGATCTTGAGACTGCAAAGTCAATAGCCGAATGTATGCGAAAGTCAATTGAAAGATCTGTAATCGAATATAATGGCAAGCAATTTAACATAACTGCAAGCTTCGGTATTCATTACTTAAAATCACCAGAAAGTGAGAGCATTGACGAGTTGATAAAACATGCTGATGAAAAGCTGTATTTGGCTAAAAGTAACGGACGTAATAGAGTTGAATATTAAAAAATAAATGGGATTGTGTGGACTGCCGTAATCGTATTCATCGCCGGGAAATCATACAGGAAAATGAAAAGCATAAAGCAAGGCTCCCACACTGCCATTATAATGGAACCATGAATTAAGACAACTTCGAAACTACTTCTTAATGTGAATCTCGTGGTATACTGGAGGCGATCAATGAAAAGGAGATAATCATCATGTCACGCACGCGCCGTCATTTCACATCGAAATTCAAATCCAATCTCGTCATCGAGCTGCTCAAGGGTGAGAAAGACCTCAACACGCTGGCGGCTGAGAACGAAATCCTGCCGAACCTCTTGCGGAACTGGAAGAACGAGTTCCTCAGCAAGGCAAGCATCATATTCGATGATTCCAGAGAGGACAACCTCAATCAAAAACTCGAGACCGAGCGGAAGGAGAAAGCCTCCTATGCCCGCAAAGTTGGCCAACTCACCATGCAGGTGGATTGGTTGAAAAAAAAATCTGAGGAAATTCTTGGACCGGACTACGAGAAACAGTATTCTCCAAAACCTTTCGAGGAGTGAGTGCAAGGGGCTTTCCCTTCGGAAAGCAGCGAAGCTGCTCGGCGTCAACCGCACGAGCCAATACTACCAACCCAAAGAGAACACTCCATCAGATGAAGAGCTGGAATGCAAGCGCATCATCGATCGTTTCCACACGGACAATCCTGCCTGGGGCGCAAGGCAGCTGGCCTCGCAGCTGCAGCGCCTCGGGCATCAGGCCGGACGACGCAAGACAGCTCGCTACATGCGCGAGATGGGCATCGACGCCATCTATCCGAAGATGAACCTTTCCAAGCGGCAGCAACAAGCGCAGGTGATGCCCTACCTGCTGAAGCATGTGGATGTTCAGCAGCCTAACCAGGCATGGTCCATCGACATCACCTACATTCCCCTGGAGCACGGTTTCGTTTATCTGACAGCCATCATCGACTGGTACAGCCGCTGCATTGTTGGCTGGGAGGTGGACGATACCCTGGACACCCGGATGGTCATTGCCGCCGTAAGGAAGGCTCTCCGTATAGCAAAGCCGCAGATTCTCAACTCCGACCAAGGATGCCAGTTCACCAGCAAGGAGTACAAGGCTTTCCTCAAGGAACACAAGATCCGCCAGAGCATGGATGGCAAGAGCCGCTGGGCCGACAACATCAAGATTGAGCGGTGGTTCCGGACATTCAAGTATGAGGAAGCCTATCTCACGCAGTACCGCAACATCCGGGAGGCTCGCAAGGCCATCCGCAACTACATCAACGTGTATAACTTCCAGCGCTGCCACTCAGCCATCGGGAACGTCCCGCCAGCAGAGCGCTACTTCCCGGCACTGCTGCTCAATGCTGCAATGTCTGCTGCCTGATACATTTAGAAATTTATCGATTTTGGTCTTGACAAGCGTGCCACTATATTTTGAACAGCTTGATGAGTTGCCTGCTGATGCCAGCTATGTATTGGGGGTAGCAACTGCTAATAATGGTGGGATAATTAAGGCAGAGAATCTTTATGCGGATTCAGTACTGGGCAATAAATACTATAACAATGAGCGTGTAGTGGAGGAATATTTGCCAGAGCTGTTGAAGGCGAATCCTGGTGGCCTGCCAATGTACAAGTATTTAGTCGGTTATGATAAGCCAGTGTATGACAGGGTGAAGCAGAGCTTATTGGCGCATAACTGCATTGATGATTTCCTGAATGATGGGTTGCGTCACACTAAGCCTGGGTATCGTGAATCGCTACAGGATATTTCTGTAGCCGGGATCATAAAGGAAGCCGGCTTTGAGGTTGCCTATAAACGATTGATCTTCTTGGAACCATCAGAGATAAATCTGGATCAACTCAAGGACTATCTCTGCAGCATCTTGAAAACAGAAAAAAGCCCGGAAGCCGTCCTTAGAAACAATTCCGAGCTGAAAAGGCTTATTCGTATCTATGACTTCGTAAAATATCATAGAAAAATGTCCCTGGCTACATCATCTAATAGTGCGAACACCTAAAATCAGTAGGAGGGACATTCAAAATGAATCATTTTGTTTTTATATACAATCATGTCTAGTGCGAACACCACAATCATGTATATGCCTATATTATATCATATTGCGAGTGACGCGCAAGTATATTTCCATTTTGATATCAATAAAATTCATTTCGGGTCAGCCAGGATTGGTTGACCTTTTTGTTTGGGCTGTACTTACATGAAAAGATAATAGTATACGTTTTCATACCTATGTCATTTTATACTTTTGTAACATTGTGACACAATCTTTTGAATTAATATTGAATTATACACAACGATTCGATATAATAATTTTGTAAACAGAACAGCGAACATTATCGGAGATGTGATTCAGGGATGAATAGAGGACATCTATGCGGGGGGAGGTGTTTGTATGGAGCGGTATAGTAACTTTGGTAATTTTATCAACATGAAAAGGCTAGAGCGGAAGATCACTTTGCGAGAGATGGCCAGAAGGCTTGATTGTTCGGCAGCCTTCCTGAGTGATGTGGAGAAAGACCGTCGGAATCCATTTGATATGAAGAAGCTAGAGCTGCTGTCTAGCATACTGGTTCTCTCAGAGAAAGAAAAGATGGAAATGTTCGATTTAGCTGGAAAGAAGCGTAATTCTGTAGCCCCGGATTTGCCGGAGTATATCATGGATAATGATTTTGTTGGAGCAGCGCTTCGAACGGCTCGGGATTTAGGAGCGGGAGAAGCGGAATGGAAAAAATTCGTCGATGAGTTAAAGCAAAGGAAAGGCTAGTGATGCTCATGGTCAATATGGATTGGATTCATAGGAATCGGTACGGGGTACCTATTCTGGGGCATAAGCAATTGGATGACTTGGGAGAAGCGATCATTGCTGATTTCTGTCCGGAAGCGCTGATGGTTCCCCAGGAGATCAATATTGATTTGCTTTCAGAACAGTACCTGGGATTGACGGTAGATTATCAGTATCTGTCGCATTGTGGAGTGTATCTTGGGATGATGGTATTCAAGGATACGAAAGCGATACCTGCCTATTGTCCAGAAACGGGGCGGGCAGAGTATGTCAGTGCAGCAGCAAATACCGTGATCATAGACCGCACCTTATTGGACGAGAATCAAGAGCATCGATATCGTTTTACGATGGCACATGAAGCGGCTGGGCATGCGTTCTTGCATAGATCGTATTATACAAGTCCGCTATGCTCCATGACGCAGCTGGCCGGGGATGACTCCTGGGTGTTATGTCGTAGAGAGCTGAATGATGCGGTCAGGGGATCTACGAAAAATTGGGGCCCGATAGATTGGATGGAGTGGCAGGCCAATTCCATGGCAGCAGCGGTCCTGATGCCGAAACGATGTGTCGTGAAAGTTATCCGAAAATGTTGGAATAGTTTAAAGCAACTCAATATTCCTCCTACGGCGTATAGCTGGGTGGAGGCAGATCGAGTCCATGAGGTGTTCAACGTATCATTTCAGGCGGCTGTTGTTCGGTTGAAAAAGTTAGGCTTTATTCCCCCAGACGAGAATGTGGATCCACATGATTGGGAATGGATAACGGAGCCTGTACAGCAGGAGGCCTGACCAGTGAAATATGCCGGGTAAGAGATTATCCGCATATTTTTTTACAGACATTGTAAGCAGAACAGCTTACAAAAAGAAAGGAAGCGTTGCTTATGCCAATCAAATCCACGGTGAAATGTCCCGTATGTAATCAACGGTTGATGGATGTGAGTGAAAGAACATTGCATCATACGAAGGCTGTGCCAGCAAGGCGGAATGAGCCGCCTGTGGATTATCAGATCAAGTGTCCAAAGTGTAAGAAGATCATCAACATCATAAACGATTTTGTCGCTTAGTACAGAGCACGATGCAATTTGACATACGAGCCTGACAAGTAGTCGATTAAGACTATTTGTCAGGCTCTTTTTCTTTAGAAAAAATAATATCGGTTGCCTGAATTGCAATAGGGCAGGAGATACTCATACTCGCAGTTTCCATAGGGGTAAGCCGGGAAACTGTTGATAGGAGTACCTTGTTCTATTGCGCTCATTTTTCAAGGCAGTGTACTTTTGTCTATGAGTGACTTGGTAGATTTCCTGTCCTATCTGCAATTGGCGGATAGGAGAGAAAATCATGAAATCCTTCAAAAACGAAGATGCCCGTTATGTTTACTATGCTTGGGATGAGGAAGCCAAGGCCGAGGTGCCGCATTATTTGGTGCCTGGCGAGAATGAGGTGTCAGACGAGCTTATCGTCACGTTGAAAGAGTGGGACCATAGAGAGGCGCTGGATGCCCGGTATGACCAGGAGCATGCAGATTACAAGTACCAGAACTATAGCAAGAAGGCCGAACGTGGTGAAGGTGTGAATCCAATGGACGAGCTGAGCCATGATCGCTGGCAGGCCGGGCTGCAGGACGATTATTCCGCGAGGGTAGATCTGGTGCGTGAGTTGATGGGCAGCCTGACAGAGGCGCAGGTGGATCTTGTCTATGAGATCTTTGGAGAACGCCATAGTCAAAAGGAAATTGCTGATCGGACCGGCAAGACGCCGCAGTCGGTTAATAATCGTGTGAATAAGGTGAAGGCCCGGATGAAGAAACTGCTGGAGGAGCGTGATTTCACGCTCTGAACCAAGGGGGTTGATTCTTTGGGCTAGATATAGAGGCAGAGATAAAGAGCCTCAAATCAGAGGATGGAGGTGAACAAGATGGAGCATACCGTTCATATCCGCATCGGCAGGACGCCGGTGCTGGGCAGCAAGGTGTTATGCCTGCCGAGACGGCTGCTGACTTTCCTGCTGGGAGACTTCACAGAAGTCGTATTCCTGAAGCCGGGCAGCAGCGTCAAAAGTGTGGAGATCCACGAGATTCCAGAAGGGGGAAGATTGTAATGAAAGATGAATTGGCAGCATTGATTCATTTGGCAGACAGCATGCATCAGCTGGCCGAGGGGCTGGAGACTATGGCCATCTATCTGACCGGTCATGAGGAGAAGAAGGAAGAACAGGCTGCGCCACCACAGGTTAGTCTGGAGGATGTTCGCACAGTGCTGGCAGCGAAAAGTGCAGCGGGGCACACGGATGAGGTGCGAGCCTTGATCCAGGAATTCGGGGTAGAGAAATTGTCGGCGGTCAAGCCGGAAGACTATGCAGCACTCAAAGCCAAAGCGGAGGTGCTTTGATATGGCGATGAAACGACATGCGGTCTTATCACCATCCGGGGCTGCGCGGTGGTTGGCCTGCACTCCGTCAGCTCGATTGGAGGGAGAGTTCCCGGATACTGCTGGTGAAGCTGCAGCTGAGGGAACTGCCGCCCACGCGCTTTGCGAGCACAAGCTCAAGAAAGCCTTGAAGCGCCGTAGCCGCAGACCACATTCGGATTTCGATTCCGATGAGATGGAGGACTGCGCAGATGGCTATGTGGCTTTCGTGCTGGAACAGATGGAAGCCATTCCGCAGCCGCTGGTTTGCATTGAACAGCGGCTTGATCTGACGGCCTTTGTGCCAGAAGCATTTGGCACAGCCGACTGTTTGATCGTTGGGGATGGCACGCTTCATATCATCGATTTCAAGTATGGCCTGGGAGTGCTGGTGGAAGCAGATCACAATCCGCAGATGATGCTGTATGCCTTGGGGGCCGTGACGATGTTTGGCAGTCTCTATGATGTAGCCGAGGTTGTTATGTCGATCTACCAGCCTCGTCGAGAAAATGTATCTACCTGGTCGGTTCACCTGACCTTTTTGCTGGATTGGGCTGCAGAAGTTCTGAAGCCCAAGGCGGAGCTTGCCTTTGCCGGCAAGGGAGATTTCGCTGCGGGCAAATGGTGCCAGTTCTGCCGAGTATCTCCTCGCTGCCGGGCGAGGGCTGACGCTCAGTTATCCGTGGCACAGGATGAGTTCAAGCTGCCACCATTACTGACCGACGATGAGATCGCTGCAGTCCTGCCACAATTGCCAGAGCTGGTCAAATGGGCCAATGCTGTATCGACCTATGCCTTGGAGTCCGCAATCAACCAGGGGAAGTCCTGGCAGGGCTTCAAGCTGGTGGCCGGTCGCTCCGTCCGGAAATACACGGATGAGGCGCAGGTGGCCAAGAAGGCGCAAGCGGCAGGGTTCCAGGATATCTTCGACCAGAAGCTGATCACGCTCACGAAGATGGAGAGTCTGATGGGCAAGGAGACATTCAACGAGGTCTTGGGCAGCTTAGTGGTGAAGCCACAAGGCAAGCCGACCTTGGTTCCGGAGAGCGATAAGCGTCCGGCGCTGAATACAACGATTGAGTTTACGAATTTGGAGGAAAAAGACAATGGCTAACAATTTGAACACAAAAGTGATTACGGGTATCGTACGTCTCAGCTATGAGCATGTATGGGAGCCGGCAAGTATCAATGGTGGTGAGGTGAAATATTCGGCATCGCTCATCATTCCGAAGAATGACAAGAAGACGGTAGCGGCAATCGAGGCAGCCGTGGATGCGGCCATCACGGAGGGCATTGGCAAGTTCGGCGGCAAGAAGCCGAACAAGGCTGCGCTCAAGTTGCCGCTGCGTGACGGCGATACCGAGCGCGAGGATGAAGCGTACAAAGACAGCTACTTCCTGAATGCCAACAGCACAACGGCACCGCAGGTCGTTGACCGCGCCGTGCGGCCCATCCTGGATCGGAGCGAGGTATACAGCGGATGCTATATCCGGGCATCCCTGTCCTTCTATGCATTCAATACGAACGGGAATAAAGGCATTGCCTGTGGGTTGAATAATGTCCAGAAGGTCAAGGATGGCGAATCGCTGTGTGGCCGCACGAATGCAGCCGATGATTTCTCGGCATTGGACGGCGAGGCAGAGGACTTCTTGTCCTGATATCAGCATAGCTTAAGTGGGGCGGCGGCTTATAAGCCGTCGCTCTTTATATTGGTGGAGGTGTAAGTTTTGAAGAATTTGAGTATCGATATTGAGACTTTCAGCAGCGTGAATCTGGCCAAGTCTGGTGTGTATCGGTATGCTGAAAGTCCGGACTTTGAAATTCTGCTCTTTGGGTATTCGGTGGATGGTGGGCCGGCACAGGTTGTGGATTTTACGCAGGGTGAGGAACTGCCGGCCGAAGTGCTGACGGCGCTCATTGATACTGCGGTGAAAAAGTGGGCCTTCAATTGCTCCTTCGAGCGGACCTGCATTGCCAGGTATCTTCGGGATAGGGGGATGCTGGGTGTCGGTGAATTCCTGTCACCGACATCATGGTACTGCTCGATGGTCTGGTCAGCTTATATGGGGCTGCCGTTATCGCTAAAAGGTGTAGGGGCAGTGCTTGGCCTGGAACAGCAGAAGATGGACGAGGGGAAGGACCTGATCCGCTATTTCTGCTGCCCGTGTAAGCCGACGCAGGCCAACGGCGGGCGAGAACGGAATCTGTCAGCGGATGCACCTGATAAAGTGGACCGTTTCAAGAAGGTACAATAAGCGCGACGTGGAAGTCGAGATGGCCATCCAGCAGAAGCTGGGCAAGTTCCCGGTGCCGCAGCAGGTCTGGGAGGAATACCATCAGGATCAGGAAATCAACGACCGAGGCATTCTGGTGGATCGGCAGCTTGTACAAAATGCGATCGCCATCAGTCAGAAATGTACGGAGGAGAATCTGGCACGGGCGCAGGCAATCACCGGCTTGGAAAATCCGAACTCGCCCATCCAGCTTAAGGAGTGGCTGCTGGCCCAGGGAGTAAAGGTGGAGTCGTTAGCCAAGAAGGAAGTCCAGCAGATGCTCGATGTGACCTCGGGCAATGTACATGAATTGCTGATCCTCAGGCAGCAGTTATCAAAATCCAGTGTCAAGAAATACACGGCGATGGTCAATGTGGCCGGAACCGATGACCGGGCTAGAGGTCTGTTCCAGTTCTATGGAGCCAACCGCAGTGGCAGATTCGCCGGGCGGCTGGTCCAGTTGCAGAATCTGGCGCGGAACAGTATGCCGGATCTGGCTCAGGCGCGGCAGCTCGTCAGGCAGGGTAACTATGCAGCACTTGGATTGCTGTATGAATCGGTGCCAGATGTACTTTCGCAGCTCATTCGTACGGCTTTCATCCCTAAGCCGGGACGCAAGTTCATCGTAGCAGATTTCTCCGCCATCGAGTGTCGAGTGTTGGCCTGGCTGGCCGGTGAGCAATGGGTGCTGGATGTATTTGCCGCTCAGGGAGATATCTACTGTGCGACAGCTGAGAAGATGTTCCATGTGCCGGTGGTGAAGCATGGTCAAAACGGTGAACTCCGGCAGAAGGGGAAGCAAGCAACGTTGTCCTGTATTGCTGAGGGGCAGATGGTGCTCACGGATCAAGGACTTATTCCTATAGAGAAAGTTACGTTGGAGCATCGCGTGTGGGATGGAGAGTCTTGGGTCAAGCATGATGGGATCATTTACAAAGGGGAACAGGAGGTCATTGAATATGAGGGATTGGTCGCAACCCAAAATCACCTCGTATGGGTCGAAGGGCAAACGTGGCCAATACGATTTGGAGAAGCTGCCGCCAGCGGCGCACATCTCATACAAACCGGAGATGGTGGGCGAACGTTACGGTTGGGTGAAAATAATCAGTTCGGAGAAACGATGGAGCGAAGCATGGAATCACTGCTATGTCCTGACAAAATGCACAGGATGCGGCAGTGTTCAATGGCAGAATTTGCACAATCTCAGATCGGGGAAATCGAAGGGATGTCAGAGATGCTCTCAGCCAAGGCAAATACCGTTGTGGCTGGACAAGAGGCTGGCGGCAGCAAAAGGCCGCTGCGAGAATTCGCGAGATGCTCAGTACCAACGCTACGGGGCGCGAGGGATTCGATTCGAGTTCAGGAGTGTAACAGAGGCGGGGCTTTATCTGATTGGAATGTATGGTGTTCCAGAAAGAAAAATGGAAATAGACCGGATCGACACAAACGGCAATTACGCGCGTGGGAATCTGCGATTTGTGACAAGAGCGCAGAATGCCAGCAATCGGCGAAACACAGTAATTACCAGATTCGACCAGCGATATTGGCCATATTGCCAAAATGTCGTGACTCGCAAATTGTCAGCGGGAGAGAGTCGAACGGAGATTATCCAAGATGCGAAGAAGGCTGTGCTAAAGAAGCGCAAGCATTGGCGACTCATCGAGGCACGGCTCGAGTTTATGACATACGAAATGCCGGCAGATATCATCGTTTTACCGTATCGGGCAAGTTAGTTCATAACTGTGGTTACGGTGGATCGGTTGGTGCACTCAAGGCAATGGGCGCTATCGAGTCCGGGATGAAGGAAGATGAGCTGCAACCGCTGGTTGATGCCTGGCGTGAAGCCAATCCCAATATCGTGAAGTTCTGGTGGGATGTGGATCACGCAGCCAAGGCAGCGGTCAAAGGTCATACGACCACGGAGACGCATGGCCTGCAGTTTGTCTGCCGGAGCGGCATGCTTTTTATTGAGCTTCCCAGTGGCCGGCATTTGGCCTATGTGCTGCCGCGCATTGGCGAGAATCGTTTTGGCGGTGAGTCCATTACCTATATGGGAATCGGCGCGACGAAGAAGTGGGAGCGCATCGAGACGTTCGCTGGCAAGTTGGTCGAGAACATTACCCAGGCCGTAGCCAGGGATATTCTCTGCTATGCGATGCAGACACTCCGCGATTCCCACATTGTGATGCATGTGCATGATGAGCTGATCATCGAGGCGGATGACCGACTGACGCTCGAAGAGGTCTGCGAGAAGATGGGCCAGACACCACCATGGGCACCCGGGCTATTGCTTCGGGCAGATGGTTATGAGTGCCAGTATTACCAGAAAGACTGATTCATGGTCCGTAAGCGTTAACGCTTGCGGGCTTTTTGCTTTTTGATGCAATTACGGAAGTCATCCCGGATCAGGGCGTAAGCAATCAGATTTGTGATCAGACGTATTATCTGCGGCTCATCTAAATACCATAGGTGGTCATTTTTTAAGCGACCGATATAAATTTCGCATCCGTCAATAAGCTCAGGTAAACGTCCATGGACATAATCTATCAGTTCGTTCGCCGGACGAGAGCCAAGATTACCTATAGTGATATGTCCATTATGCCAGAAGTCGCATATAGGGCCTTTCGTTTCTACACCATCATCCAGGGACATTTGCAACGCATGATGTGGTTTAGATCCATTATCGATGGCAACCATTAGACATGTGCGTTCATCAGAGTACATAGCAACAGAAAAGGAAACAAAAGTGTCGTTGCCATTATAGTTGACGAGGAATGAGCGATAAGGTGAATTATAGGGAAATCCAGACATGTTTCCGCAGCGCAAATAACGTAGGCCAAAATCTTCTTTTAGGTTGAACAGCTTATATGTTCCTATCGGAAGCTTATGACTAGTGTCCAACAGGCATTCCCATAAATTAAGTGTAGGTATGGCGATTCTGTCCTCTAAATCAGAACTGATGTTGAGATCTATCCATTCGCCCTGGCTCATAATATAGTCTTTCAGCTTATCGAAAGGAGTGCGCGGTGGCAAATCGATGCTGGGAAGTACATGATATTCTCCATTAAGCATTTCCTGGTAAGTGGGGGCACTTTCTATAGGAATATATTGATTGTCTTCCTGTAGAAATTTGGAGCAAAGGAAGTCTATGCCGTTTATAAGCATGGCGTAATCGGCATGCAGCTGATTGCAATAATCATATACCTGCTTCCATTCATCTTCGCAGATTATTACAGTTGGAGCTTTGCACTCGATTATAGCAATCGGGGATAAGCTATCGTGTTCCTGATTGTATTCAGTGATTATGATATCTGCTCGACATTTTGAATCGATTCCGTAATGCGAAAGTGGTTCTTCAACCTGAATCATATTTTTAGGAATATTAAGCTTTTTGATGATGAAAGAGATTGTTTGCTGACGGATGGTTTCCTCAGGGGTTGCCTCGACCATTTTGTTGCGAATTGGATCTAGGTAACTTTTTTTCCCTTGGTGTGAATATAGTTTAGGGGGCTTCCTCCGATTGAAATTGATGTTCATAGTATTGTCACCTCTATATTGCTTGTATTCGACAAATAGGGCAAAAATCCCTAGTTCAGAGGGGGTTGTTTTTCCGGGCTATACATGAAGGGTTAAATGATTTGCTCAACAGGAAGGAATGATTCTTATGTGTATTGAGCGGTATAACTCGGAGGGCTACGTCGATACCACGGCCCAGACGGCGCTTTCTAGGATTGAGAAAGAGGAGCGTCGGCAGGCCTGGCCGGTGGTCTATGTATGCTCGGCCTATCGTGGCAATGAGCGCGTCAATGTGATGCGGGCGCGGCAGTATTGCAAGTTCGTGGTCAGCCGGAAGCATATCCCTTTGGCGCCGCATCTGCTGCTGCCTCAGTTTCTGACCGAAGTCACGCAGCGTGGCTTGGCGCTGAAGATGGATGTGGCTTTGCTGGCCCGGTGCGATGAGCTCTGGGCATTCGGGGAAGCAACAGAAGGGATGACAGTTGAGATTGAAGCTGCGCAGGATATGAATAAGCCGATCCGGCGTTTTCGAATGGAGGAGGTTTTGGAAAGATGAAGTTTACGTTATACACGGCAGACTGTCGAGGCAATGAGAAAAATACGAGCTATCCGCATGCGTGCCGGATTGGCAACGTGGCTGAGTTCCGGGCGGCAGTAGCATTTGATCATGTGGCAGCCGCTTATCAGAATGGGCGGCGCAGTGTAGGGAAGTTCCAGAGTGCAGATATGCTGGTGATGGATTGCGATAATGACCACTCAGATGTGCCGGCAGAGTGGGTGACACCGGAAAATCTGGAGGAGTTGCTGACTGGGGTAAACTACGTGCTGGCATCAAGCCGTCATAACGGAATGGTCAAAGATGGCAAGTCACCGCGTCCCAGATTCCATGTGTATTTTCCACATGAGGCAATCCAGGATGCAGCAGAGTATGCCGGTTTGAAACGTGCCATTCAGGCAAGGTTTCCGTTCTTTGATAGCAATGCGCTGGACGCGGCACGATTCATCTATGGGCATCCTTGTGAAAAGGCGGTCTGGCATGAAGGAGGCGAAAGCATCGAACAGCTGATTATGGTACCAACTGCAGCCGACAGTATTCCGCAGGGGCAGCGTAACAGCACATTGTCGCATTTTGCTGGCAAGCTAGTGAAGCGTTATGGCGTGACAGACCGTGCACACGAGATCTTTTTAGAGAAAGCCATGAAGTGTGAGCCGCCATTGGAAGATGAGGAACTTGCTAAGATCTGGTACAGTGCGGAGCAGTTTGCGAAAAAGGTACAGAGCCAGTCGGACTATGTGCCGCCCGCAGAATATGAGTTCTCACATACATCATTGAAGCCTGCGGATTACAGTGATATTGGTCAGGCTAAGGTACTGGCAAGAGAATACCGAGACGAGTTGAAATACACGCCCGCTACGGATTATCTGCACTATGATGGCGTAACCTGGAACGAATCAAAAGCACAGGCAATTGGCACGATGGAGGAATTCCTGGATCTGCAGCTGGCAGATGCAGAAGATGCCGTGAAGACTGCCTTTCAGGAGATGGTGGATCGGGGCGTGGCTAAGGAAAAACTGGCCAAGGGTGGACGCTCTTTGGAAAAAGAGATTACTACAAAACAAAGCAAAGCCTATGCCCGGTATCAGGCGGCAATGGCTTATCAGGCATTTGTGCAGAAGCGGCGTGATATGAAATATGTGTTGTCGGCATTGCAGGCGGCACGCCCTATGCTGGAAATCCAGGTGGCAGATCTTGACCACGATGCATTCCTGCTGAATACGCCAGATGGTGCCTACGATTTGCGCTTGGGACTTGCTGGTAGAAAAATGCATGATCCATCGGATTACGCGACAAAGGTTACCACTGTAGCACCTGGAGAACAGGGAGAAAAGATTTGGCAGGATGCCATTGGTACATTTTTCTGCGGTGATTTGGAACTGATGGAATATGTGCAGCAGATCGTTGGCCTGGCAGCAGTGGGGAAGGTTTATGTGGAATCACTCATTATCGCTTATGGCGATGGCCGCAATGGCAAGTCGACCTTCTGGAATACTATCGCTAGAGTATTGGGGACATACAGCGGCAATATTTCAGCAGACACACTGACCATGGGATGTAAGCGCAACGTAAAACCGGAGTTGGCCGAGGCAAAGGGAAAACGTATGCTGATTGCTGCCGAATTGGACGAAGGCATGCGGCTCAACACGTCGCTCATCAAGCAGCTTTGTTCTACGGACGCAGTGCAGGCCGAGAAGAAGTATAAGGACCCATTTCATTTCACACCGAGTCATACGCTCGTCCTTTACACGAATCATCTACCCCGAGTTGGTGCAAATGATCCGGGCACATGGCGTCGCTTGCTCGTCATTCCTTTTGATGCCGTCATTGAAGGCGGCAGCGACATCAAGAATTATGCAGACTATCTGTTTGAGCAGGCCGGCCCAGCCGTATTGTCCTGGGTGATTGGTGGAGCGCAGAAGGTCATCGAGCGGGGCTTTCGTTTGGAGAGACCGTTTAGTGTTGAGCAGGCCATCGATGCCTATCGCGATAATAATGATTGGCTGGGGCACTTCCTGGAGGATTGCTGTCTGTTAGATAAGACCTATCATGAGAAGTCCGGTGTGTTGTATAACGCATATCGTGCTTTTGCTTCCAGCACTGGGGAGTATGTTCGCAGCACTACTGATTTTTATTCTGCTATGGAGCTGCGGGGCTTTAAGAAGCATAAGACGAAAAAAGGCATCATTGTTGATGGCTTGATGTTGGTGGAAGGGCGAGAATTCTTGAATTGAAATAGCTAAGGGTGCATGTCGGAGCAGGTCATATATAAAACCCCCTTTAGGGCTGTTTTTGACCTAAATATCCTATATAGAGAGTTTTAGGTATTGACCTGCTTACACCTGCACCCGTGAGCCGGAAATGGCTTATTTATGCGGATTGGAGGACATTATGCGAGAAAAGGATATTGAACGCAAACTTGTGATGGAAACCGTGCATCGTGGCGGTGTGGCATTGAAGTTCGTCAGCCCTGGCTGCATTGGGGTACCGGACCGGATCGTGCTGTTGCCCGGTGGCCATCTTGGCTTTGTCGAACTGAAGGCACCCGGCCAGCAGCCGAGGCCGATACAGGTCCGGCGCATCCAGCAATTGAGGGGGATGGGCTTTCTGGTGTTCGTGGCAGATGGCAGGGAACAGATTGGAGGTGTGCTGGATGCGATACAAGCCTCATGATTATCAGGACTATGCGACGCAGTTCATCCTGGACCATCCAGTCGCAGCCATCTTCCTGGATTGCGGCCTGGGCAAGACGGTCATCACGCTGACTGCGATGGAGGAACTGCTGCATGATCGCTTCGAGGTCAGCCGGATCCTGATCATCGCACCGCTGCGGGTGGCACGAGATACCTGGCCGGCGGAGATTCAGAAATGGGAACACCTGCGACAGCTGACCTTTGCTGTTGCCGTTGGTACCGAGCGAGAGCGTATTGCTGCCTTGGCCCAGCGGGCAGAACTGACCATCATCAACCGCGAAAACGTGGACTGGCTGGTGAGCAAGAGCGGCTGGCCCTTCGACTTTGACATGATTGTCATTGACGAGCTGAGTTCCTTCAAGTCCTATCAGGCCCGGCGCTTTCGGGCGCTGATGAAAGCACGGCCACTGGCCAAGCGGGTAGTGGGACTGACTGGAACGCCATCGGCCAATGGACTCATGGACCTCTGGGCAGAGTTCAGGCTGCTGGATATGGGCAAGCGTCTGGGACGGTTCATCACGCACTATCGGGAGGAACTGTTCCTGCCCGATAAGCGGAATCAGCAGATGGTATTCAGTTACAAGCCGAGGCCCGGGGCAGAGGATGAGATCTATCAACGTATTGGTGACATCACCATCTCGATGCGGTCAGCCGATTATCTCAAGCTGCCTGAGCTGGTTGAGACACAGAGCGTGGTCAAGCTCTCAACGAAAGAGCGCAAGGCCTATGATGCCATGAAGGCTGAGATGGTCACGACGATTGGTGATCAGGAGATTGATGCGATGAACGCAGCAGCACTCTCAAACAAGTTGCTGCAGATGGCCGGCGGTGCTGTTTACGATGAAGATGGCAAGTCACTACACCTGCATGATCGCAAGCTGGATGCGTTGGAAGATTTGGTGGAGAGTGCCAATGGCCGGCCGGTCCTGGTGGCCTACTGGTATAAGCATGATGCTGAGCGCATCAAAGAACGCATGCCAGTTCGGGAGATTAGGAGCAGTCGGGACATCCGAGACTGGAATGCTGGGAAGATTCCGGTGGCACTCATTCATCCGGCTGGTGCCGGTCATGGACTCAATCTGCAGGATGGTGGCTCCATGCTGATCTGGTTCAGCATGACCTGGTCACTGGAACTTTACCAGCAGACGAACGCCAGACTCTATCGACAGGGACAGAAGCATACCGTGACCATCACTCACATCATTGCAGAGGGTACCATCGACGAACAGGTCATGCAGGCATTGCAGAAAAAGGATAAGACACAGGCCGCATTGATTGAAGCGGTCAAAGCAGAACTGGAGGTTGTGAAATGATAGACCCGTATGAGAAACTGGCCAACGGAATCATCCTGCAGGCAGTGAATGATTACCGCCAAGCCATGAAAAATGGAGAGCATGGCCTCCAGGCAAGTATTGAGCACTTTTTCCGGTCTGCCTGGTTTGGAAGATTGACCACCCTGGATCCGGACGTCCTGATTCAGCGTCTGCAAGAGGAGGCAGCAGCATGATGGCAAAGGAATATCTGAAACGAGCAATCCACATCGAGCGTGAGATCGACAGTCTTCTGGAGCATCTGGCCGAACTGAGGTCAATGGCCACGAAAGCCACGGCCACGGTTACAGACATGCCAGGCAGTCCGACACGAGACAGCAGCAAGATGGAAGATGCCATACTGAAGATCATCGAGCAGGAAGAAGAGATTGATGCCCGCGTCAATGAGCTGGTGGATGTTAAGCGTGAGATTGAACTGGCTATCAACCATGTGACCGATGATGAATGTCGACAAGTCCTGAGGCTCCGCTACCTTGCGTTCAAGTCCTGGGATGATGTGGCAGCTTGCATGCGATACAACGTGCGGCAGGTCTATCGGATTCATGCCGAAGCCCTGAAAAAGTTTCAGATTCCTGAAAGTTGTCAGTCGTAGGTACTAGATGTCAGTCGAGCTGCTGTGATATGATATACTCAACAAGAAAAGGATAAAGAACAAGCCCTCGGGGAGCAATCCCTCGAGGGCTTTTCGTATGCCTGAAATGGAGGTGTATCGTATGCCAAGAAGTCCAAAGAAGCCGTGCAAGTACCCAGGCTGTCCTAAGCTGACCGATGGCAGTTACTGTCCGGAGCATCAGCACATGGTGGACAAAGCCTATGAGCAGTACGGCAGGGACAAGGAAAGCAAGAAACGCTATGGCTACAAGTGGCGCAAGATCCGTGCCCGGTTCCTTCATGCGCATCCGCTCTGTGAACAGTGCAATAAGGAAGGCCGGCTGACGGTAGCAACCGAAGTGCATCACGTTCTGCCGCTAGGTCATGGTGGCACGAATCATGAGGACAATCTCATGGCGCTTTGCAAGCCGTGTCATAGCCGCATCACCGTGCAGATGGGTGATCGGTGGAATAGACACAAATGAACGATTGCGCAAAACGGAGCAATCGGGAGATATGGCGGGAGGGGCGGCTAAAATCTCTAGAAAACGGCCGAAATCGACCGGACATAGGCCCTCACGAATAAAAAGCAGAAATCAAAGGGGGTATTAACCCCAGGGAGGTGATGACAGGTGGCAAAAGACGGGACACGGCGCGGCGGTAAGCGCATTGGGGCAGGCCGAAAACCGAAAGCCCTCAACGATAAAGTGAATGCCGGCGTGGATGCGAATGTCATCAGCTTTCCCGAGCCGGAAGATATGGTCGGTGTAGAAATGCCGCCCGTCAAGGAATACCTGAAAGCAGAGCAGCGCAACGGTAGCAGCCTCCAGGCTGAGGATGTGTTCAAGGAAACCTGGGACTGGCTGCAGAAGCGCAACTGCGCGGCAATCATCAATCCGCAGTTGGTCAGTCAATACGCCATGAGTGCCGCCCGCTGGATACAGTGTGAGGACGCCATTTCCAAGATGGGTCTCTTGGCGAAGCACCCCACAACGGGTGCTCCGATTGCCAGCCCGTTCGTGAGTATGAGTCAGAACTACATGCGCCAGGTCAATCAGCTCTGGTATCAGATTTTCCAGACCGTGAAGGAAAACAGCCTGTCCGCATTTGAAGGGACGAATCCGCACGACGATATGATGGAGCACCTGCTGCGGTCGCGGAAATAAGGGAAGGATGTGTATTGCTTGGAAAAGTGTACAACGAAGATGGAGATGGTACCGCTGGAGAAGCTGGTGCCTTATGCGAACAATGCCCGGACGCATAGCCCGGAGCAGGTGAACAAGCTGCGGGCCAGCCTCCGGGAGTTCGGCTTTGTGAATCCGGTCATTATTGACAAGGACTACGGGATCATCGCCGGTCATGGCCGTGTGATGGCCGCTCGCGAGGAACATATGGATGAGGTCCCCTGTGTCCTGGTCGATTATCTGACTGAAGCGCAGAAGAAAGCCTACATTCTGGCAGACAATCGGTTTGCTCTGGATGCCGGCTGGGACGAGGAAATGCTCCGTGTCGAGATTGAAGCACTGCAGGGAGAAGATTTCGATGTATCCCTGACCGGCTTTGACGAAAAGGAGCTGTCCGACTTGCTCGGAGCGGATGTGGGTGATGGTCAGGAAGATGGCTTCGACGTAGACGATGAGCTGCAGAAGCCTTGCCTATCCCAGGCCGGTGATCTCTGGCATCTGGGACGGCATGCCGTCATCTGCGGCGATTCGACTTTGCTGGAAACCTATCAAAGGTTGCTGGCCGGAGCACAGGTCAATCTGGTTTGCACCGACCCGCCATACCTGGTCAACCTTGAAAGCACATCCGGAAAAATCAAGAACGACGATCTCAGTGATGAGGAAGGCTATACGTTCCTCAAAGGGGCATTCTCGTGCATGCATGACAGCATGGCGAAGGATGCCTCTATTTATGTGTTCTATGCGACCAGCAAGGCCCGTGTATTCCATGATGCCTATGAGGATGCTGGTTTCAAAGTGGGTGCAGGTCTGGTCTGGAAAAAGAATCGGCTGGTGCTGACCCGGACGGACTGGAAGTACATTCATGAACCGATCATCTGGGGCTGGCGAAAGGATGGTAAGCACAACTGGTATGGCAACCAGAAGCAGGTGACGGTATTCGAGTTTGACCGGATCAAGGACTCGAAGAAAGATGGCTGCGGGCATCCTTCCAGCAAGCCAGTGCCGTTGATTGCCTATCTCATCAAGCAGTGCACACAGACCAACGGCCTGGTGCTGGATGGCTTCCTGGGATCGGCATCGACTTTAGTGGCCTGTGAGCAGCTTGGACGGATCTGTTATGGCATCGAGCTGGAGCCGAAATTCGTCGATGTGGCTGTGAAACGTTACATCGAGCTGAAGGGGAGCGACAGTGATGTATATGTGGAACGTGATGGCAGGAAAATCGCTTATGCGGACTTGCCAAAACCGAAGGAGGACTGAAAGATGCGTGTATTTTTGAATCCTGGTCACGATCTGAAACGTGATAGTGGGGCGGTGAATCCGACCTCTGGCCTGCGCGAGTGCGACGTGGCCGCAGACATCGGCGGGCTGGTCAAAGGATATCTGGAACAGGCCGGTTGCGAAGTGCAGATGCTGCAGAGCGACAATCTGCTGGGAGAGACACCGAGTCTGCCTTGTGTGGTGGATGAAGCCAATGGGTGGCCGGCGGACATCTTCGTGTCGCTGCACTGCAATGCTGCCAATGGCAGCGCACAGGGAACAGAGACACTGGTCTATAACGAGGATGGTGAGTCAGCAGAACTGGCCGGCTGTATCCAGTCACAGATCGTCACCAGTCTAGGTACCGTCGACCGGGGCATCAAGGAACGCCCTATGCTGATCGTGCTGAAGCACACGAATATGCCGGCGGTCCTAGTCGAGATGGCTTTCGTCGACAACGACGAGGATACTATCCTCTTGACATATAAAGCAGATGAGATGGCCCGGGCAATCGCTCGTGGCATCACGGATTTTGAAGGGAGAAATGCATAATGGATATCGAGAGAATCAAGAACGAACTGAAGGATCATGTGGCTGACTCGGTAAGGGATGAGGCAAAGGACGCAACCATCGGCTGGTTGAAGGAGAAGGTCCTGCCCGCTGCCAAGGAGGTCGCAGACACCTACACGGCAGCGCTCCGTGAATCGGCGGCGAATGAAACAGGCTGGAACAAGTTCCGCGACACCTTCTTCCTGCCAACGCTGCTGGATGCCTCTTTCTGGCTGCTGGATAAGGCACTGACGAAGATGGTCAATGAGCCACCAAAGGTGATTGCCTAATCTCAGGTATAAATAAGTAGAACCAATGTGATGCGAATGTTTCCAAACGTCACATTGGCCTACTTGTAGATTTCCAAGCGTATTTATAAAAATAGGTTTGGAAATCCACAAGTAGTGCTTGCTATTTATACTGTCCAGAGTGATATATAGACATGGAAAAAGCAAATGAGAAAGGGGATTTTACCATGAAGATTATGTATCATGCAGAAGGCGCACGCCGCAAGGAACTGGCACAGGCCATCAGTGAGGTCACGGGAGCAGAGAAGCGTTACCTGGGAGTTCCCAGCTGCGCATACGCCATCGACTACTGCACAGTCGACCGCGAGGGCAACCTGAACTTTATCGATCGGGCCGATAGCGCAGAGGTCGAGAACCTCATCGAGAAACTTGACGGCATGGGATTCCATGCGGAGCCCACCAAGGAGACGGTTCCAGAGGAACAGCCGGCAGTTACGGAACCTGCCCCGCTGATTGCAGAAGCACCACAGGCAGATGCCACGGAACCGAGTGAAGAGGCCCAGCCGACAGCGGTTGATGGCATCACAGTTTCCCTGCCGAAGGACGGCTTCACGGAAACTGCTATTGAGAACCTTCGGAAACTGGTGGATTCCAAAGCCGGCTTGATCAAGAAGGCGTTCAACCGGGAGAACATCCCCATTGAGATCAAGGAAGCGCAGATTGATTTTCCTTGGATGAACGGCACAGAAGATGCAGAAACGGTGCATGCGCACACCGCCTTCATTGCTGCCCTGGGCAAGACGGCAAAAGCTCAGAAGCGCGTCACGGCAAAAGAAAAGCCGGTCGACAACGAGAAATACGCTTTCCGGTGCTTCCTCCTGCGGTTGGGATTCATCGGCAAGGAATTTGCCAAGGACCGGAAAATCCTGCTGGCAAATCTCAGTGGCTCGAGCGCCTTCAAGAGCGGCAAGAAGAAGGAGGTGGATGCGAATGTGGCATCCGAGTGACGAAACACTCGCCACGCTTCGGCGGGATTATCCCGCTGGAACGCGGATCGAGCTGATCGAGATGTCGGACTTCCAGGCACCGCCCGTGGGAACACAGGGAACCGTGCTGGGGGTGGATGATATGGGAGACCTGCTGGTCAACTGGGATACAGGCTCCAGTCTCAAGGTAGTCTATGGTGTCGACCGATGCAGGAAACTCCAGATGACCGTCAAGGTTCACGAGCAGCTGGTGGCCATCCGCGACAGCGGTGAAACCAACATGTTCGACATCGCAACAGTCCAGCGGTTCGCCTTTGAGCGTGACTCCTACGAGCTGGTGCGGTTCATTGAGGAGCATCGGAAGGAGTACATCCGGTTCATTCTGACCGGCCAGGAGGAATAACCACAAGATATTGTATACACGTTCATACCTGCTTGCTATATGTGCCTTTTAGAGTGATATATAGACACAACGAAAGGAACACACCACGCAAGCAGAAAGGACGGTAAGCAGAATGAAGGAAGCAACAGCACAGCAGATCGAGCGCATGAAAACACAGACCGTTGGGGTCGAGGTGGAGATGTACAGCATTAGCCGCCGGGCAGCCGCCAAGGTTGCCGCCGATTATTTCGGCACGGGCCGCTTTGAAGATACAGACCGGCGGAATGGATACTGCGCATGGAGCGCATGGGACGCACAGGGCCGCGAGTGGAAATTCGAACGTGACGTCAGCATCGATGCATCAATCAGCAGCCAGCAATGCGAACTGGTCACTCCCATCCTGCACTACGATGACATCGAACTTCTGCAGGGACTGCTCCGGAGCCTGCGCCATGCAGGAGCGAGAAGCAACCCCGCCCACATGTGCGGAGTACACATCCACATCGGCGCGACGGGACACACCGCCAAGACACTCCGGAACCTTGCAAACCTTATGGCCAGCCACGAAAGCCTGCTGATTGCCGCGATGCGCCTCGACCAAAGCCGCATCAGCCGCTACTGCCGCACGGTTGACCAGAGTTTCCTCGAAGCCCTCAACAAGAATAAGCCGACAGAGATGAGCCAGCTCGAAGATATCTGGTATGAGGCACAAGGGTGTGATAGTCAGCGCCACGCACACTACAATGGAAGCCGCTACCACATGCTGAACCTCCACGCGACCTTCACCAAGGGAACGGTTGAATTCCGGTGCTTCCAGTTCGCGAATCAGAGCCAGGAACGCCAAGGCGGCATCCACGCGGGCGAAATTAAAAGCTACATTCAGCTTTGCCTTGCGCTGAGCCAGCAAGCCAAAGGTCTCCAAAGCGCAAGCCCCAAAGAGCCACAGCGTGAGAATCCAAAATTCGCGATGCGGACTTGGCTTCTGCGGATGGGATTCATTGGCGAGGAATTCACGACCGCGCGGGGAATTCTCACGAAGAACCTCGAGGGGGATGCTGCTTTCCGCTTCGGAAGGAGCATCCCTACAGCCTAAACGCAGGCCCTGCCCAACTGCCCGCCTAGGCGGGCTTAAGGCAGTAGAAGGGATGTTCCTTCGGAAGCAGAAAGTGAGGTAAAGAACAATGAAGAAGAAAATCTACGTGGCTTACGGTAGCAACATGGACTTGGCGCAGATGGCGCACCGTTGCCCGCAGGCGGAGCTTTTAGGGCAAGGCATGATGAAGGATTGGCAACTGCTGTTCAAAGGCTCACAGACCGGCTCCTATGCGACTGTTGAGCGCAGACGGGGCTACACGGTTCCAGTGTTGCTCTGGCAAATTTCCAAAGCCGATGAGAACCGGCTGGATGTATATGAGGGATTTCCGGATTTTTACTATAAGAAGACGGTCAAAGTTGAAACTGAGCATGGCTCCACAAAAGGTATGGTGTATATCATGCACGAGGAACGAAAACTCGGCAGCCCGACGGCAAGGTACTATGATGTTTTAGAACGGGCCTATAAGGCATTCGACTTTGACATCCAAATCCTACAGGACGCCTATGCAATCAGCCGGAATGGCAGCACATTGAGTACGCAGGCATAACATCTAAAGAAACATTTTTTCGAAGGAGCCGATTGGCTCCTTTTTTGATACACATGGGGGAATTAGGCATGGAACTACTAACGAAGAAAGGTGAAAAATTTTATATTGATGAGGCAGATTATGCGCTGGTATGCCAACATGTCTGGCATCTTTCCGCGCGTGGTTATATAACGACTACACTTCCCAGAAATGGACGAAAAAATCCCTGCCAATTAAATTTGCATCGATTATTAATTCCAACAGATGGCAGCGTGGATATCGATCATATTAATGGCAATAAACTGGATAATAGACGGTCGAATCTTCGTGTTTGTACACATTGGGAAAATAGCTGCAATCAAAGAAAACGATGCACGAATACGACTGGTTTTACAGGTGTATCTTACTTGAAATGCGCAAAAAAATATGAGGCATATATCTGGAGTCATTGCAAGAAGGTTCATCTGGGGCTATTTGATAATCCAATTCAAGCCGCTAAGGTACGGGATCAAGCGGCTTTGAAATATCATGGAGAATTTTCTCATTTGAACTTTGGGGGATATTGCTATGCCAATGCGTAAGTTGGAAAATTATAAACCGACTCGTTTCATGGCAAAGACCTCGCATTATGATAAAGCAGCGGCTGATTATGCGGTGGGATTCATAGAATGTCTTTGCCACACCAAGGGGAAATGGGCAGGAAAAGCTTTTGAGTTGATTGACTGGCAAGAGCGCATTGTGAGAGACCTATTTGGTGTCTTAAAAGAAAATGGGTATCGGCAGTTCAATTCTGCTTATATAGAGCTGGGAAAGAAAAATGGAAAGTCTGAACTTGCAGCGGCGGTAGCACTTCTGCTTTGTTGCGGGGATGGAGAACAGCGGGCTGAAATATATGGCTGCGCCGCTGACCGCCAACAGGCCAGTATCGTTTTTGATGTAGCGGCAGATATGGTGCGGATGTGTCCAGCACTGAGCAAGCGAGTGAAAATACTTGCGTCACAAAAAAGGTTGATTTATACCCCTACCAACAGTTTCTATCAGGTACTGTCCTCGGAAGCATATTCCAAACATGGTTTTAATATCCATGGAGTTGTAATTGACGAAATTCATGCTTTGCCCGATCGAAAACTTTATGATGTTATGGTTCGTGGGTCTGGTGATGCAAGAATGCAGCCATTATTTTTTCAGATTACAACGGCAGGGACAGACACGCATTCGATTTGTTATGAGGTCCATTCTAAGGCAAAGGACATATTGGAAGGTAGAAAGTTTGACGCTACTTTCTATCCAGTTATTTATGGAGCAGATGCAGATGACGATTGGACAGATCCAGAAGTATGGAAAAAAGCAAATCCATCCCTAGGGATAACCATTGGAATCGATAAAGTAGAAAATGCCTGTGAATCAGCAAGACAGAATCCTGCAGAAGAAAATGCTTTTAGGCAATTAAGATTATCTCAATGGGTCAAGCAGGCCATCCGCTGGATGCCGATGGAGAAATGGGATGCCTGCGCCTTTCCCGTACACCCGGAGGATTTGGAAGGCCGGGTGTGCTATGGCGGACTGGACTTATCTTCGACTACGGATATCACAGCTTTTGTGTTGGTGTTCCCGCCGGAGGATGAAGAAGATAAATATTACGTGCTGCCGTATTTTTGGATTCCGGAGGATAATATCGATTTGCGTGTTCGGCGTGATCACGTGCCTTATGATGTGTGGCATCAGCAGGGTTTCCTGGAAACAACCGAAGGAAATGTGGTGCATTACGGCTATATAGAGAAGTTCATCGAAAAGCTGGGCGAAACCTACAACATCCGGGAGATTGCCTTTGACCGTTGGGGAGCTGTGCAGATGGTACAGAATCTTGAGGGGATGGGCTTTACCGTGGTGCCGTTCGGCCAGGGCTTCAAGGATATGAACCCGCCAACTAAGGAACTGATGAAGCTTACCCTGGAAATGCGCATGGCGCACGGCGGACATCCCGTTTTGCGCTGGATGATGGACAACATCTTCATCAAGTCAGATCCGGCGGGGAACATCAAGCCGGACAAAGAAAAATCCACAGAGAAGATTGACGGTGTCGTAGCCACGATAATGGCATTGGACCGAGCAATTCGCTGTGGAAATGAGAATGGGGAAAGTGTTTATGACGGACGTGGGATATTACTGATATAGGCAGGAGAAAAATCGGTGGTGTAGAATTATAAAATTGTGAATAGATGATTTTAGATGGAGAAGTTATATGATGGGGATTTTATTATCACTTGGAATAGTCGTTGGTGCTATGCTGATATTATTGTGGATATTGGCTGATGTGATTAAAAAGAGGTTTCCAAGTATAAAAGCTAGACATGTCTTAATTACTATATTGGTTATTTGGCTTATTCCCGTATTTGGTGGTGGATTATATTATCTTTTAAATAGTAGCATTGATAACAACAAACAAGAAAAAAGTAATAATGCATACACATCATATATAGAAATTCCTGTTGAACAAAAAGATATATTAAATCCAACTGGCAAGTATTTAGAGGGAGAATATTTAAATTTTGCAAATAATACATATAGTGGATTTCATCAAAAACAGTTGAAAGAGAAAAAAATAGATATTCTATCTACATCGAATAAAGAGGGCGAAAGGAAAGATGTTTTTCTAAATGAAAATAGTATTAATGATGATGAAGAGGGAAATGTTTATTTTGATATTTGTACATTAGTAACTCGGGCGGATAAAGGAGACAGAAGTAAATTTGGCAAAATCGATACCATAAAGTATTCTGCTGGACATGAGATATTTATAATAAAACAGGTTATATATAAAATCGATAATTGTGAAATTTATTTTGAAGATGATGGTATATGTCCTTTGAAAAAAGCGTATTGGATAAAAGAAGCGCTACCTATAATCAAAGCCCAGGTAAAATATAAAAATTATGTACCTCAACCTGACTTGAGTAAGGAGGATATGCAGATAATATCAGATTTACATGATAGAACAAATAGTCATGAACGTATTGATTTAAATCCTTATATAAAACCAGTTGGCTCCAAAGATTTTCCAACTAGGTCCTATGATTTGAGTTTGAGAGATGTTAAGCATAACAGCAATGGTAGTGTCGAATTTAATATTTTGGAAACGACAACATGGTGGCCTGGGATTACTAATAAAATATTTACTATACGATATAAAGATAAAGAACATATTTTTATTATAAGAGAAACGGAATTTGATAGTGGTTTTAAAATATTAAGTGAGTCTAGAGCGGAAAAGGCTATACCATATGACGATGTTATAAAGAAGTCACTTTCAATGCTGTAAAAAAATATATAATTGATTTTTAACTAGAGGAGCGTCTATTGCAAGGTAGATGCTTTTCTTATGGGCGAATTGTCAAGGAGGCCAATATGAATCTTTTTACAAAACTATTTCGTTCCAGGGACAAGCCGAAGAATTATCTGAGTGGGCGACTGTCCTTTTTGTTTGGGCAGACGTCAGCAGGCCGGGCGGTTAACGAGCAGACCGCCATGCAGGTGACTGCTGTGTATGCCTGCGTCCGCATCTTGGCGGAGGCCATTGCCGGATTGCCGCTCTGCGTGTATCGCTATACGGAGGATGGCAGCAAGGAAAAGGTGCTGGATCATCCGCTGTATGCGTTGCTGCATGATGAGCCAAATCCGGAGATGACCTCGTTCATTTTCCGGGAGACCATGATGAGTCACTTGCTCCTTTGGGGCAATGCTTATGCGCAGATCATTCGGGATGGCCGGGGCCAGGTGCTGGGATTGTATCCGTTACTCCCCAGCAAGATGGATGTAAGTCGGGCTGACAACGGCGAATTGGTCTATACGTATAGTCGCAGCATCGATGATTATGGCAGCAAGAAACGCACCGAGCAGATTCAGCTTCGGCGCGAGGATGTGCTGCATATCCCGGGCCTTTCCTTTGATGGTCTGATTGGTTACAGTCCTATCGCCATGGCTAAGAATGCCATCGGCATGGCTCTGGCTACTGAGGACTACGGTGCGACGTTCTTTGCCAATGGTGCGACTCCTGGCGGCGTGCTGGAGCATCCTGGCGTAGTCAAGGATCCAGCACATCTGCGGGAAAGCTGGCATGCACAGTTTTCCGGGAAGAACAGCCACAATGTGGCGGTCCTGGAGGAAGGGATGACCTTTCATCAGATGTCCATCCCGCCGGAAGAAGCGCAGTTCCTGGAGACCCGGAAGTTCCAGATCGATGAGATTGCCCGTATCTTCCGAGTGCCGCCGCACATGGTTGGTGATTTGGAAAAGTCCAGTTTTTCGAATATTGAACAGCAATCCCTGGAGTTCGTGAAATACACGCTGGATCCTTGGGTGATTCGCTGGGAGCAGGCTATGCATCAGGCACTTTTGCTGCCGGATGAGAAGCCTGCTCTTTTCTTTAAGTTCAATGTGGATGGGCTGCTGCGTGGTGACTACCAGAGTCGGATGAACGGCTATGCGGTCGGGCGGCAGAATGGCTGGCTCTCGGCCAATGATATCCGGGAACTGGAGAACCTGAACCGGATATCAGCGGAGGAAGGCGGTGATCTTTATCTGATCAATGGCAACATGACGAAACTCAAGGATGCCGGGCTGTTTGCCAATAGACAACAGGGAGGAAAGACGGATGAAACGTAAATTTTGGAATTGGGTGCGGGATGCCGACAGTGGCGAGCGTACCCTGGTATTGAATGGGGAAATTTCGGATGAGACCTGGTATGGCGATGAAGTCACACCAGGTCTTTTTCGTGAGGAACTGTCGGCCTGTGAGGGAGATATCACGGTTTGGATCAACTCGCCGGGCGGAGATGTCTTTGCGGCAGCGCAGATTTACAACATGCTCATGGACTATAAGGGCAGCGTCAAGGTCCGGATTGATGGCCTTGCAGCTTCGGCAGCGTCGGTCATTGCCATGGCAGGGCAGTACCGTCGAGATGTCTCCCGTGGCCATGATGATGATTCATAATCCTGCAACCATCTCCATTGGGGATGAGCGCGAGATGCAGAAGGCCATCGACATGTTGGGCGAGGTCAAAGAGAGTATCATCAATGCCTATGAAATCAAGACTGGCTTGGGACGCGGCAAGATTGCAAATCTCATGGATGCAGAGTCCTGGATGAATGCCAAGAAAGCGGTGGAACTGGGGTTTGCCGACAGTATTCTCTTTGATGGAAGTGCTGTCGATAAACAGTCTGATGAGATCGAAGCCATGATGTTCTCACGGGCGGCGGTCACCAATTCGCTGCTCAGCAAGTTCCAGAAGCCGGATAACCGGGTCGATGCCAAGGCATTGATGCAGAGACTGGATTTACTTTTGCATTAAAAAACAGAAGGGCTATCAAGTGCACATGGTGAGGGCAATAACTCATTCATGGCTACTACTCATACGTCTACATCTACCCGTCGTATGAGAGAAGATAGTCCTTCTGTTCTTTTAATATATCACGAACTGAGAAGGATAACAAATTTTGGAGGGAAATGTATATGAACAAGATTTCAGCAATGCGTGAAAAACGTGCCGGACTTTGGGAACAGACGAAGTCGTTCCTGGATACGCATACGGACAAGGATGGGAAGCTTTCGGCAGAGGATGCGGCTGCCTTATGATCAGATGGAACAGGAGGTTGTGGATCTTGGGAAAGACATCGAGCGCCTTGAGCGTCAGGCCAGTATCGACGCGGAACTTGCGACACCGACATCGCAGCCCCTTACGAATCAGCCCGGCCAGGATGGCCAAGAGACTAAGACGGGCCGCGCGTCGGATGAATACCGCAAGGCTATGCTGCAGGCTCTCCGCACGAATTTCCGTCAGGTCAGCAATGTACTGGAGGAAGGGGTAGACACGAACGGTGGCTATCTGGTACCGGAGGAATACGACCGTCGGCTCATTGATGTGCTGAATGAGGAGAACATCATGCGTGGTCTGGCCACGACCATCACGACCAGCGGTGAGCACAAGATCAACCTGGCTGCGACCAAGCCGGCGGCTTCCTGGATTGAGGAGGGTGGCGCACTTACCTTTGGGGATGCGACCTTCGACCAGATTCTCATGGATGCCTATAAGCTGCATGTGGCCATCAAGATCACGGAGGAACTGCTCTACGACAATGCCTTCGGCCTGGAGAGTTACATTATCGACCAGTTCGGCAAGGCCATTGGCAATGCTGAGGAGGATGCGTTCCTCAACGGCGATGGCAAGCATAAGCCGACCGGCCTGTTCACGAGTGCGAAAGTCGGGGTGACCACTTCGTCGGCAAATATCTCTGCCGACGATATGATCAACCTGGTCTATTCGCTGAAGCGTCCGTACCGTAAGAACGCCTCGTTCATCACGAACGACCAGACGCTCTCGGCACTCCGGAAGCTGAAAGACAACAACAATGCCTATATCTGGCAGCCGTCTTATCAGGCAGGTGAGCCGGACCGTCTGCTGGGCTACACGCTCCATACCTCGGCCTATGTGCCGACGATTGCCGCCGGGAAACCGGTTATTGCATTCGGTGACTACAGCTACTACAACATCGGGGATCGTGGTTCCCGTTCGATGCAGGAGCTGAAAGAACTCTTTGCGGGCAACGGCATGATCGGCTATGTGATGAAGGAGCGCGTAGATGGCAAGCTGGTGCTGCCGGAGGCCGTGCAGCTCCTGCAGATGAAGGGCACGGCAGGAGCATAAGAAAGGCGGGATTCGCGTGATTGTCAGTCTGGAGGAAGTCAAAGAATATCTGCGGGTGGAGGGTACGGAGGAAGATGCGCTGCTGACTGGTTTCATTGCCGCGGCGCAGACACTCTGTATGGATATTACCCGTATCACAGAAACAGCGGCTTTCGACGGACTGGACAGTTCCGCGAAGACCGCTGTTTTATTTGCAGTAGCTTATCTTTATGAACATCGGGAGGAGGCAGATCATCATGAACTCATCTTGACGCTGCGGGCGTTGCTGTTTGGTGTACGGCAGGAGGGATTTTGAATGTATATTTCTATTGGTCAGCTCAGACAGCGGGTGACAATTGAACGCCCTGTTACGATAACGGATGAAGAAGGCAATATCATCGAGCAGGGCCGCAAGGTCTATGCCGTCGTTTGGGCGAAGGTGCTGCCGTTTGCGGCAAAGATAGCCGATGGCTATGCCGAAAAGGTGAACGAGGTTGACTATCGTGTGGCAATCCGGTATCGGGCAGATATCCAGGCCACCGATATTTTGCTTTGGCGGGGTAGCCGGCTGCGCTGATTTCTCCGCCCTATGATATGGATGGCCGGAAGAAATGGCTGGTCATGGAGTGCCGGGAGTTGGTGGAAGATGTCGAAACGCAGTAAGCATTATAAGGACAAGGGCTTTTCGCGTGGCTATATGGCAGGCACAAGCACCACTGAGGAACTGAAGGAGCTTGGTGCAGATGTCTTGAAAGCCGCCAAGGATGCCCTGGCCGCTGGTGCGGATGAAGTCATGCAGGAAGCCAAGGGGCGGTGCCCAGTCTATGAGGGCTGGGATCATCGCGTCATCAAGGGCGCACTGAAGGACTCCATCCGGTTGGAAAAGCGCAATGGTGGTACGGTGTATACGATCACCGCAGATGCGCAGGCCAAGGATGGGATGTTTTACGGTCAGATCGTGGAGTTCAGCCCCAAGATCAACCGGCCTTTCCTGTATCCGGCCTTGGATGCGCATAAGGAATCCCTCAAAGCCAGCATCATTGAAGCAATCCGGGCGGCTTGCAGGAGGCATGGAACATGAATATCACAGAGCGAGTCTATCAAGCACTGATGGACTCGAAGAAGCTGACGGCCCAACTGGTAAAGGACCGGAAGGGACGCTGCATCTATCATGGAATCAGCCCGGATGCCGGGAGCTATCCTATCCTGGTTTATTCCATGATATCGGATGTCCCGGCACTTGCCGCCGATGGTCAGGAGCAGGAACACCGCATCACCATGCGAATCCATATCCTGACCAGGGATGGCCGGTCCAGCGGCATCTATGCTGCCGTGCAGCAGGTCATGCAACAGCTTGGGTTTGTACGTTACCAGACGGTGGATCTGGCCGAGAAGGGCCTGTTCATCCGGATGGTGGATTATAAGATTGGAATAGGAGTGGATGAGTAATGGCAGATACAGGAACGACAACGGTAGTAAAGGGAACAGCCCCCGCCAGTAATCTGACGAGTGGGCAGTTTATCAATGTGCAGCGCTTGCATATCGCAAAGCTGCTGACCGATCCGGTCAATGGAGTGGCTACTTATGAGAAGCCGATTGATTTAGGCAAGATTCTCCGGAAGGTGGATATCAAGCCGAAGACGAGTGAAGCCGCAATCTATGCGGATGGCCAGGCCATTGATGCCGCGACAAATACCGCATCGTATGACCTGACTTTCGATACCGCAGCCTTGCCGCTGGAGTACGAGGCCTATATCTTCGGGCATGCCATCGAGAATGGTGTGATGGTCATTTCCAAGGATGATGTGGCTCCGTATTTCGCGGTGATGTTCCAGGCCGATAAGCGCAATGGCAAGACGCGATTCACGAAATTCTACAAGGTGCAGTTCACGGAGCCTTCGCAAAGTGGCAACACCAAGGAAGAAAGCATCAAGTATGATACCCCGACGATTTCGGCCAAGGCCATCTATCGTCTGAGTGATGGCAATTCCTCTACGAAAGCGGATGAGGAAGCAACCGGTTTTGCTGCCGAGACCGCTGCAAACTGGTATCAGAGTGTGTGAGGTGAATGAAAATGGAAACTCCAAAGATTCGGATTGCCGGGAAAACCATCCAGCCGAAGCCGCCGAAAGATGCGGGTATGGCGTGAATTCCTGGCCTTTTATGATGCGGATAAGACGGATATGGATATCGAGGACTACCTGGAAAAGCAGGTGGACCTCATCATCCTCGGCTTCAACCAGCCGGAGGTGACGAAAGAATCCCTGGACGAGTACGTGGAGGTCGGAGATATCGTGCCGCTCTCCCGGCAGCTTTTCCAGTGGATACAGTCCCTGACCTTTTCCAAACTGGTGAAGGTCCCAAACGGGGCAGCGGAGAAGGTCTGAAACTTTCTCCGTATGAGAATATCCTACGGTATTATGAGCGCCTGCAGGAAAGCTACGGCTGGACCATGCAGGAGGTCGACGCGACAGAGATTGCCTTTCCTGCTCGATCAACTTGGCGTGATAGCCAAAGTGAATCGAGGAGATGGGCAGAAATACATTGATGATGTGATGTGAGACGTATGGCAAAAAGTGGTCAGAAAATCGATGAACTCTATATCAGCCTGGGGCTGGATATCAATCAGCTGCAGCTGGATTTCGATGTAGCAGGCAAGACGGTATCGCAGACAATCTCTCGATTGAACAGCGAAAATAACCACATCAAACTCAAGACCGATATCGATCTGGCAAGATTAGAAGGAGCCGGATCTGAGCTGGACAAGCTCAAAGTGAAGTATGAAGCCATCAATCACCAGCTGGATATCCAGCGGCAGAAGGAAAGCGTGCTGCAGGCCGTCCTGCGGGATGCCCAGAAGAATTATGGCTCAGATAGTGGTCTGACCCGCCGGGCGCAGACCAATCTGCTCTATCAGCAGAAGAACATCGCCCAGATGGAAGCGGAGATGCGCAAGCTCAATGCGCAGATGAGATTGGCCGGGAATCATGCCGGGACGTTTGGCAGCCAGTTATCGAATGGCCTGGCTGCAGCCAAGGGAGGTGTGTCAGGCTTATCAAATGGCTTTGGAATGCTCAGCGCCAAGGCGGCTGCCTTCATGGCTGTGGCTACGACCGGGGCCGGCCTTTTTTCGATTACGGAAGATTCCATGAAGGCCGGTGAAGGAATCTATCGACTGACAACCAGGCTGCATACATCAGCGGCAGAAGCTGCGCAGCTCAGTCGGATGTTCAGCCTGACTGGTACCGATATCCATGCCATTACACCGCTTTTTGCTCGACTGGACAAGCAGATCGAGACAGCCGGCGAGAAAGGCAATGCGACAACAGATGCGATGGCCCGGTTCGGCATTACCCTGCAGGATGAAGCGGGAAATCTGCTGCCCATCAACGAACAGCTCGCGCAATTGGCAAAAGGCTATCAGCAGGCTGCGGCCAGCGGACAGGAAGAAGCCTATACGGCAGAAGTCCTCGGTGGCCGAGGCGCAGCACTGATTCCGGTATTAGAGCAGTACGATGATCTCATGGAGATTTCTTCGCATGTCAAAACCACCGGGTTATTGAATCCGGAAGAAGCCCATCAAGCATATCTTAAATGGCGCGAGATGGAGATGGAGGCCGGGCAGCTTAAGCTGGCTCTTGGTTCAGCACTATTACCTGTGGCCGAGGATCTGATGCCGGATGTCATCACAGGTTTCCAGAATCTCATTACGGATATCCATGACAATAAAGACAGCATCGAGGAACTGGCTGGTGTAGTCGGCACATTTGCGCAGACTGCGGTTGATGTCCTCGGTGGTGTCTCTGATGCCTTGAATGATATCGGCATCAATGCAAAGTCAGTGAAGGAGACGCTGAGTGATGTCGGAACGCTGGCCAAGCATGGCGGTGTGAAATCCATCATGGATGGGGCATTAATCGGAGCTGGCACCGGGGCGGCAATCGGCACAGCGATTGAACCAGGAGGTGGAACAGCCGCAGGACTAATAATTGGTGGTATCACCGGAGCTTTTGGCACTTATGAGGCCGCGACTAGCAGCAATCGGTTTGCCGAATGGAAGAAGGAAGATGAAGCCCTCAAGCAGGAGAAAAAGGCGGCCCAGGATGCGGAACTTGCTCTGCGCAGCAATCAGAAAGCCAAGCAGGAAAATGCTCGGTCGGCAAGAGAACTGGCCAAGGCAACGCAGGAAGCAGCTAAGGCCAATGCCGACTTGACGGACAGCATCTTCGAGCTTACCCATAATGATCTGGATAATGCACTGCATGCTGCCGCCAAACAGGCGGAGGCATTTCGGAAACAGGGTGCTGATCCGGATCTGGTGAATACGTTCCAAGCGGATAAGCAGGCACGAATCTATGAGGACTTCCAGCGAAACGTCGTAGATAAGGTCAATGCCGTTCTACCAGACAGACCTTCAGAATCAGCTGGCCAATATCGACCAGGAAGAACAGGCCTATCGGAGAAAAGGACTGGATGAAGTCAGTGCATCTGAGTGGGCTGCAGCCAGCAAAGCCAAGGTCATGGAACAGTGGGATAACGAGGTCGCATCGAAGATCGACAGCATCTGGAAAACCGAGCTGCAGAATCGACTCGACGAGATTGACCGCGAAAAGAAAGCCTGGGAACAGAAAGGGCTGGATGAAGTCAAAGCGACCCGCTGGGCCGAGAAGGAAAAACTGGATGCCAAGCGGAATGCCGCGCTGGAAGTGTTGCGGTCCGAGAAGGAACAAATGGAGGTCTTTCAGCAATATGGCAAAGCTGGTTTGGCAGAATACATCAAGGAGCAGAGCGGATTTTCTGATGAGGATTTACGGATCACACCAGAACAACTGCAGAAATACCAGGCTGCCAAGCAATCGGTGATGGAGAACATCCTGCCAAACTTTGCTCCCGACCATGATCGACCTGCTGGTGAGATTCATATCAGCCTGGCGGAAGAAGCCATGGACAAGCTGTCGGGGACCATGGCAACGGGCGTGGAACAAGCTATGAACCGGCTGAATACAGCAGCTCCGGTAGCTGTACCTCAGGTCGTTGCTCCGAACTCTCTGTCCGGTCCGACTGTCCAGGTAAGTGTGAATATCGAGAATGCGGTCACGCAGGATAATGAAGGAATGCGGGTACTGGCCGATACCGTAGCCGACCGCATCACACCTGCCGTAACCAGTGCGTTGGGGAGTGATTACAATTCATATTAAGATTGGTGGCGTGCGGACGCTCGATGTCGAGAACTGGCAGACCATCCCCGATGACCGTCAGCAACTGGTGGAAATTATCGGGGGCGTGGCCGTTCAGGATTTCGGGCATATCGAGGAGGGCGATAAGATCAGCTGCAATGCAACGCTGACGGCAGCCGGCTGGGAGACGGTCAAAGGCTACTGGGATAACCGGATCCTGGTTTCTGTGGAGGATGAGTCCGGTCGTGTATTTCCCAATATGCGGGTGGTGGTCAAAAGCTACAGCTATGTGCAGCAGTTTGCCCGTTATTATAAAGTGTCGTTTGAATTTTGGAGGGTATGATCATGGCGAATCAATTACACATCTATACGAACAATCCAACGGCTGGCAAGACAGATGGGACCGAAGCCAGCATGGATTCCGGACTGACACCTGTGTCCGTGACGCTCGATGCCAGTAAGGAAGAATCAATGGCGGTAAAATGCGCGATTCGCTGCGATGCTGGATTCAAGATTGATGGCGAGGCAACCGTCAGCTTGAAGGGAACAACTGCAGCTAAGTGGAAACTGGCTAAGGATAATGCTTACGCTGATGGAGCGGCAGCACTAACGGGGGCTTCCTGGTTGGAGAAGATCGCGCTTACAGATGTGGCGACGGGCAATGTGGTGTTCTGGGCGAAAGCGATGAGCAGCACGGATGAACCACCGCAGAAAGACACCAGCGTTTCGATTGAAGTTGTGGGGAAGGTCGTGGCGGTATGAGTTTTCGCTATATGAATCCGGGCTATGGGGAACTGCTCACGGTTTCTGGTACGACCATTACGGATAAGACTTACAATCCATACTCAGGAGTGGCATTGCGTCAGGCTGAATCATGCCGGGGCGTAGTGCTGCCCTATATGCCGACAGAAATTTATATGAAAGCAACATTCTATATGGCGAAAAATAGTTCACGGCAGCTGTCATTCACGGCTGGAAATGGAAATGGCTTTAGTTATGAAGGGGGATATTATCCGAGCTATTGTGTCAGTGTGAATAATAGTGGCAAGGTTCAGGGGAAGATTGTTGACGCAGCATATCTTAAAGAGAATGCATTGAATGAAATCTTGATGTATTTTAAAGCAGGTACGGCAGACTCCGGGCATGCTTACGTCAATATCAATGGCACGGTGGTGCTTGATGCAGCCTTTGCGGTGGAATTTAAGGATGCATCCAACCATTATGTGGCCAATCCAGATGAAGTAGAAATCTATACGGGCAGCAGTGAAAAGGATTTTGTTTCAAATATCATCCTTTCGGACTTGCCAATAGACATCCGGGAACACGTCATAGAGCTTCCAGTGAAGTCGGTCGAATCGGATATGACAAAAAATGAGGATGGGTCCTATACCTCGACTGCTACAGGGCAAGTGTTGTGGCAGCAGATTGATTGGGATGCGTTGGTGAAGAAGTATGGCGGTGACAGCAAACTGACCGGACTTATGCTGGAAACAAATCCGGCATACCGAACAGGCGAGGTACTTAAGAGTCTCGTGGCAGTTCAGCAGGATGGACAGGGCAACGTAAAAGAGATTGGGACACCTACAGAACTATCGTTAGCGACAGATGGAAAGGCGCTGTTACAGGGGAATGTTCAGCAGAAGTTTTTGGAGCTTGTGTCCTGTAGATATGGGCTAAAAGCGGGTGGCGAAAATGGAACTGCATCTTAAACCAGGCCGAGTGATGGCTGCGACACTGCTGCAAGGAAAGCAGCAGTTGAGGGCAGGCCGGCTAGTGGCTTCTTGTCTGATGTACGGAACTATTGTCATAAAGCCTGGAAAATGCTTCGGCAGCATCCTTATGCCGGAAAGCAGTTCAGTAATAGAGGTGCCAACCGAGCGTAGGGTAGCAGTTTCTTGTCAGGCAAAAGCTGGCGTGCAACGTACCGTGACTTCGACAAATATCCTGACGATCGATACTGTTCGCCTGCTGGGAGTAGAACCACTCCTAGAATGTGGGACAAAGCGGAATGTGGCCAACATCGAAAGTGCTCAAGCGGAATCAATTCGCTATTGTCAAGCTATTGTCAGCTGCCGGGCCGCTGCGATCCGGACGATTCATTCGCCGCTGCAGATCGTATCTGCGACGGTAAGCAGAATCGTGTCGAATGGCTGTGCGGTTTCTGCTGCTACGTTGCGGGAAACATATCGCTGGGAGCATGTCATAGCAAACACAGCCCGACAATTGCCCGACATTGTGGAGGACTATGCCAGGTCCGGCATTCAGTCGGTATCTGTATCTTTGAATGAGCGGACCTTGTCCGATACCTTTCAACTGGTAACGACCAAGGCCACTGGAAATCGAAGATAGGATCCGTGGTCAGTTGCTGGATTTTTCGTATGAGCTGCAGGTCGAAGAAACTAGTCAGCAGAAACTGCTGCAGACTGTCAAAGGGATGTATAGTCTGGATCGGCTGCTCTATACACCCATCAACATCGATGCGTCGTGTGAGAAAGCATCGTTTTATGCTGCGCAGATTGCGGCAGCTTTGGGGCTGAGTACTCAGTGCCTTTTTGATGACTTCACGCCATCGCAGGACTACAGTCTGTCGGGGATGACCTATCAGGATCTGATCTCGTCTCTCTTTGGCTGGACGTCCCGGCTGCCACAGCGTCAGATTAACGTGTTTCTCCGGGGGAAGATGCTCTATGCTGTGCAGCGGGGACGGGAACAGTCTGTATTGGACATCACGGCCTGGCCGCATACCCGGTTGACGGTGGATCGGAAACTGGTCCGCTCGGTCTGGGATAACTCGACCACGGATACCCTGGGCGATAAGGCGCGCAATAATAAAACGCTTGAGCCGAAGCCGTTCACCGGGACAATCTCGGCAGCCGGCTGCAGCATGGAATATCAGGACGGGCTGTTGGTCCGGGAGGATAAGAACGGTGATGTCACCACGTATGCCTATGTGGACGAATATCTGAACGAGAAACGCACCCACAATCAGGATGGCTCAACGGTCCTGACGCAGTACGAATATGCTAAGACGGCCAATGATGTCTATCTGTTTGCTGAACGGGAGCGTACGACAGAAAGCCCGAATGATGGTAAGACGCATGATGCTTACGATTGGATGGATTGGGACGGAACCGGGACGGAGCGCATCACGTATCATTCCCCAATCGGCTACGGCTGGTATACGACTTCCGTCTATGTGGATGGGGAGTTCCAGGGGAGTTCGCTCTCACAGGGCAAGCCAGGCGGCAAGGCCAGTACCTTCACGATTGATGAGTCGAACCGCAGCCTGGGCAGCGATTATGATCCGGATGATGAGGATAGTCCGGAGATAAAGGGAAACTCGCTTATCGATACCGAATTTCCGGTAGAAGGCGAAGATTTCTTGGGAGAACTGACCGAAGCCATCAACTGGCTGAACCGGAAGCGGCAAGAGGAAGTGACGCTCGAGGTTGTGTCCAAAGTTCGTAACGGTGTGTCAGAAATTCAGCACATCGTGGACTTTACGGAAAGAGTCCGACTGAACGGGCAGGAGTATTTCCTGGTAGCAAATCAGGTCGAACTGACACCACGCAGCCTGCGGCAGAAATTAAAACTGGTGAGGTGGTATGAATGAATGGCGTAGATGGTTTGGCTGCAGCCGTAGAGAAAGCCGTAAGAAATCGTCAGACAGGCAATGCCAGACGTGGTGTGATCCATGGGAATCTAGTGCATATCGGAAGCAGGGCCTATCCTTTTTCGGTTGTCGTAGACTGCCAGACAGAAGATGGATGCAGCGTCTGGGTGCAGCTGACGAAGAATGGCCAGGCAGTCATCGTAGGAGTGTGAGAGAATGCAGCAGGCAAGAATAGCCAGAGTTCAGGGTAACCAGATTTTTGCAGGTGGCAGATGGCTGACGGCTATTGGAAATAAGACCATGCGGCCGGGCGACATCGTCTGGATCGATGGTCGTTGTGCGTATGGAAATCAGAGCGAGGGTAATATTGCACCCGTGATTGTGCCGGATGGCGGTGGCATTCCAGTATTTTGGCAGAACGGCCACCATCAGCTTTATTCCAGTAGTAAGCTGGTCAACGGCATACTGGGGACACCGCATCACCGTATGGTCAACCGTGGCGGCCGGGTAGTGTTTAATGACGATCTGGATTGTCTGGACATTTCTATTGGGCCAGATCGTAAGACCTATATCCTGCAGAATGGCAGCTACGAGCAAACTGATCCAGACGATGGGAAAATTCCGGGAGAAACCTATGAAGGACAGGCTGGTGTGAGTTGTGATGGACAGGTCATCATGCCGTTGGATATGAAGGACTATATGGAAGCAGGTCAGTCCTATGCTTTAGATGAAATCGGTAAACTGGATACGCCACTGCCTTATGGCCCGGAGACACCAGGCTATGGCGAGCGTACCATCATCAGTATGACCCGATGTGAACTGAACGGTGGCTGGTTTGAGTCTGCAAAAAACTATTGTCTGTTCATAAGCGATTATGTGATTATCCACTATATGGAAGGGCTGAACTGGCATGACGGTGGTGGCGGTCCCGGCTGGGAAGAAGCGGATGTTGGCTATTGCATTGATTTAGACTGTTATTTGGATTTGATGCAGACCCCGGCTGGATTGACAATATTGAAGGGAAACTATTATCGGGATCAGGATACCAGCCCGACGCATTACTCAGATGTAGTGGTCGAGACCAATATTCCCTTGCCGGATGGTTATAGCATCACCATGACGCGACGGAATAAAGGCCAGCAGGAACACGATTCAGTAGATGCGGAGGGTTATGCATACACCTTATATGCAGCTAACGGACAGGGAATCTGCAGCTTGCCACAGTATTACCCTGGGAAGTTTGTTGCTGCTTGCAAGCTCCCAGGGCAGTCCTGGTTGGTGAGAATTGGCAAAGAGCTATACAGGTGTGGGAAGGGGCAGATGCAACCCATTGGTGGTTATGGACTAGGCAACTGCCGCTTACGTCCCATGAGGAACAACAGAAACTGGATGAAGGGAGACTCATGATGGAACATTTACGTTGCTGGTCAGCAGGCTTTGGAGCTGTCCTCGGAGATTTTATCGGTAGCATCGATGGCATGTTGTATGTGTTGATTGCCTTTGTGGTGGTGGATTACTTGACTGGTGTGCTCTGCGCGGTAATGGAGCGCAACCTTTCCAGCTCCATTGGGTTCAAGGGCATCTGCCAGAAAGTGATGATCTTCTGTCTGGTAGGTGTGGCGCATGTGCTGGATGCCCAGGTACTCGGAGCCGGTAGCATGCTGAGGACAGCAGTCATCTTCTTCTACGCAGCCAACGAAGGCATCTCCATCACAGAGAATGCTGGGAGGATGGGATTGCCGGTACCAGACAAGCTGCAGGCGGTGTTCAAGCAGCTGAGAGATAAGTGAAGATAGATTGAATGGCCTGGTGGGAGCAATCCTGTCAGGCCTTATTTTTATTAGCCCAATTGCCTTCTGATGTACGTAAAGGGATGAAGAAAACTTTTTGTTCACAAACCGGAAAATTGAGCTAATTACCACGGATAGAGAGTGAAGAACAATCTGCGAAATGTGGCGAGAACTGTCGGAGAACATCCGAGGGGTTGATTTTCACGGCTTTGTATAGCGGGAAGATTCCTGCATGTTGGATCTGAATCGGATGGAGGTAGTTATCATGAGCAATTTGGTAAAGGTTATGGGTAATCAGGTAGTTGTGGATAGCCGCGAGGTCGCGAAGAACTTTGGCAAGGAACATAGAAATGTCATGCGCGCTATTGATGGGCTGATAAAGGGTATGCTCAATTTTGCGCATACCCCTGAACTGTTCAGTAAACAGGAATCGGTCAACGAGCAGAACGGCCAGACATACAACTGCTATGTCATGAACCGGGACGGCTTTAGTCTGCTCGTCATGGGCTTCACGGGAGCCAAGGCACTCGAGTGGAAAATCAAGTACATCCAGGCATTCAACGCTATGGAGCAGGAATTGATGCAACGCACGGCTCCGAAAATCGGCACATCCACTACGCCGGCTGGTGATGCTCTGGAAGATGCGGTCAAGGCAAAGGTAGCTATTCTGGAGCTCGTTACAGGGATCAAAGATGGCATGGCTACGCTTCAGGCGCTGGAATATGCCGAGCATCTGCATGGCATAAGCATGGAGCCAGTGCGTGTACTTATCCCGGCGGCAGAGCATAAGGTCGGCAAATACAATCCAACTCAACTGGGAGAGTGTATCGGTTTGAAAGCCCAGGCGGTGAACAAACTGCTGGCTGATCGTGGCTGGCAGGTGCGTGATGGCAAGAAGTGGCATCTGACTGAAGCTGGCACTTCTTATGGCGAGGAACTGCCGTTCAAGCGTAATGGCCACAGCGATTACCGGATCCTCTGGAATGAGGATGCTATGAATGCTTTACAGGCTGGTGAGCAGACAAAATGACAGATGTGCAGCGGAATCAAATTCGTAATTTGAGCAAGGATGGCTATGGGTATAAGAAGATAGCAGCTTTTCTGGAACTTTCGGAGAGCACCGTGAAGTCATACTGTAGGCGTCACGACATTAGGCGCAGGAAACCAAAGGTGGTGCATGATCTTTGCCGCGAGTGTGGAGAAAAGCTCTATAACACACCGGGGCACAGGCAGCGGAACTTTTGCTCAGACGACTGCCGTAAAAAATATTGGAAAGAGCATCGGGATGAAATAAAGCGTGGTGGTCAGATAGAAATCGTATGTCCGGTTTGTGGGCATAAATTCACTGACTACGCTAAAAAGGGGCGCAAATATTGCAGCTTGTGGTGTTACCAGATGAGGAGAAAAAATGACTAAAGAGCTGTTTTTCCGGGAAGCCGGGTATCAAGTGGTCATGCATTATGCGCAGAAATTGCTGCGGGATAAAATCATCACGGCGTCGGAACGTGATGATTTCGAGAAGTTGGTCTGGAAGCAATATAAGCCGGTGTACGGTAAGATTTTCAGGGATTTACGTTGACTTTTATTCGCCACAGAGTGATGAATGGTAACTGAAGAAAGGTGGTGATTGATACGATGAGAAGAATTACAAAATTGGAGCCTACGAAAGTTCCGAAGCCTCCACAGAAGAAACGTGTTGCAGCCTATGCCCGCATTTCTAAGATTACTGACAGGATGAGCAATTCACTGTCCAATCAAGTCAGCACTTATAGCAAGATGATTCAGGATAATTTTCAATGGGAGTATGCTGGAGTTTATGTGGATGATGGTATTTCTGGGACGGCCATCAAGAGGAGACCGGATTTTCGACGGTTGCTGGCAGACTGTGAGGCTGGTAAGATTGACCTGATACTGACAAAATCTATTAGTCGCTTTGCTCGTAATACGCTGGAACTTTTGCAAGTTGTCAGGCGCTTGAAAGAGCTAGATGTAGAGGTGCGTTTTGAGAAGGAAAACATCAGTACGTTTAGCGGTGACGGAGAGCTGATGCTGACGATCTTGGCATCCTTTGCACAGGCAGAAAGTCAAAGCCTGTCGGATAACATCAAGTGGAAACAGCGTAAAGGTTATGCAAAGGGAATTCCTAATGGGCGTATTCCAGTATACGGTTATCGGTGGTGCGGAAATCGCTTGAAGGTGGTGCCTCACGAGGCTGAGATTGTTAGACGCATCTACAAAAGCTATTTGGATGGTGCATCGAGAAGTGAAATCATGAGTTGGCTGTCGGCAGAGGGCATTAAGGCGCGAAGCGGAGAGTTCTGGAGCTCCTGCGGTCTGCGATATCTGCTTGCGAATGAAGTTTATGTAGGTACCCTCACTTTTCAAAAACACTTTGTAGAAGATCCAATCAACAAGCGGTTTCGGAAAAATCGTGGGGAACTTCCTAAGTATGTGATAGAGCATGCCCATGAAGCCGTCATCGGCCAGGCTGTGTTTGACCAAGTACAGGAAGAGTATGCTAGACGCATGAAGCTGGGGGTACTGGCGAATAAAGCTGTTAATACGAGCTGCTTTACGACTAAGATTCAGTGTGGAGCATGCCATAGAAATTATTTGCATAAAGTAGAGCATAATAAGGATGGCAGCACATGGGAGGCATGGTTGTGTGCTAGCCGTTCACGCGCTGGCAAAGGTCGGAAAGTATGTCCTACTTCAAAATATATACCTCAAAAAAAATTAATTGAATGTTGTAACGAGGTATTAGGGACTGAGAGCTTTGATGAACAGCTTTTCCTTGAAAGTGTTGAGATGATTGTGGTTATAGGGGAACACGAACTTGAATTTCATTTTAAGGATGGACAGATGGAACATGTAGGTCTGGCAGTCTGATGCCCATAAGGCATGCTGGACAGAAGAACGTAAGAGGGCAAAAAGCGCGTATCTGAAACGGAATCCTACAACGCATCAGTTCTTTTTGACAGGCAGGATTCACTGCGCGGTCTGCGGCAATAACTATGTCAGCGGTTTGCAAAGGTATAAGGATGGTACCAGCGCTCGTTTTTGGTATTGTTCTGGCAAGGCAAAAGCCAAATGTGGAAGTAGGGTGTTGTGGGAGGAAGATTTGGAAAAGGTTATGGATAAGGTACATGGGACCGATCGTGTCTGGTTGGAGACAACGTGGAGTATATTGCTATGGCGAAGGATTCGGAAGTAATCCTGCATTTGACAGATGGGACCGACCTTGAACTCTGGCTGCCAGTACATAAAAAGCATATCAACAAGGGGGTAGGCAAGGATGGCAAATAAAGTCAAAGTTATACCGGCAACAATCAGCAGAAGGACGGCACAACGCTTGGATGAACAGCGCTGCCGGAGAGTGGCAGCTTATGCACGAGTTTCTACAGATCGAGACGAACAGCTGACAAGTTACGCCGCACAGGTTGATTATTATTCACGCTACATAAAAGAGCGTGATGACTGGGAGTTTGCTGGGATTTACACAGACGAGGGCATCACTGGTACGAATACAAAGCATAGAGAAGGCTTCAAGAAAATGGTCGATGATGCACTGGCGGGAAAGATCGATCTTATCATCACGAAGTCAGTTAGTCGCTTTGCTCGCAATACGGTAGACAGTCTGACTACCATCAGAAAACTTAAAGCCAGCCATGTGGAGTGCTATTTTGAGAAAGAGAACATCTGGACGTTTGATGGCAAGGGGGAATTGTTACTGACAATCATGAGCTCGCTGGCACAGGAGGAGAGCAGGAGCATTTCGGAGAACTGCGCTTGGGGGCAACGGAAACGGTTCGCGGATGGGAAAGTATCTGTATCCTATCAACGTTTCCTTGGTTATGATAAAGGGCCGGATGGCAAGATGGTAATTAATGAGAAGCAGGCGGCTGTGGTTAGAAGGATTTATGGACTTTTTCTTGGAGGCTTGACGCCGCATTCAATTGCTAAGAAATTATCTGCAGAACATATCAGGACACCGAGTGGACAAGGCGAGCCGGTGGAGTGCGGTTACGGTCCAGAGTATCCTTACAAATGAAAAATATAAAGGTGATGCACTTTTGCAGAAACAGTTCGTAGTTGACTTCCTGACCAAGAAGCGCAAGAAAAATAAGGGCGAAGTGCCACAGTATTATGTCGAAAATGACCATGAAGCAATTATTAGCAATGAAATCTTTGAAGCTGTGCAGCATGAGTTTGAACGTCGCCGGAAATTGGCGGGGAGATATAGTGGTGTTGATCTTATGGCATCGAAGATTATTTGTGGGGATTGCGGAGGATATTATGGCGCTAAGGTTTGGCACTCCACAGATAAATATAGGAAGGTTATTCATCGATGTAATAAAAAATATCGAAAAAACAAGGAGGTATGCAACTCCCCAACGTTGACGGAAGGTGAGATTAAGATGTTGTTTGTCAAGGCTGTGAATTTATTATTAGAAGGGAAAAAGCAGATCATTGCTAGTTTATCCAGGGCTGCTGGAAATCTTGGCGAATACGACTGA